CGCCTGGATTTGAACCCGCTCACGTTATCGTTTATTGCGGTGATTATTTCGGCATATTCGACATAAAGGAATATACAAATATTTTATCCGTAGACAAAAAGGCGCCACCCTAAAATTTACTATTGGCTGAAGCCACTCCTTGATTTTCTGAACGTAAGGAGCTTTATGGAACCTGATTTTTATCAGGTATTATGAGTTTGTAAATTTCTGAAGCATACGTTAAGGACGTTACCCTGCCTTGAAAAGCATTTATTCCCCGGTGGTTCCCGATTTTTTTTCTTGCGCTTTCAAAACCATCACCATCCCCCGGATGAGCGTTTCAGCTTCCTTGAACATGTCTGGGCTTAATCGTTCTATTTCCACCAAATTAGCGTTAATCTCTTTAGCGCATTCCTTATCCTCGAAATTATTGATAATACGTTCGTGTTCTATTGTTGTTATATCTTTATTTCTATGTGACTTCTCTGTGCCGGTTAAAATCCATTCAATAGAGACTCCAGCTGCGCTTGCTATTTGTATTAATTTTTCAGGCCCAGGCATTGACGGGGTTCGTTTATCGTTAACGCTTTTTTTGGGCAATAAACATCTAAAACTCTGATCCGACATCCCACATTTTCTGGCGAATTCAGATTTATTGTCTCCAGAAATTTTATCTATCCTGGATGATATGGCATTTTTATCAATCATGTTTTTTTTGTTTTTTAAACTTGACATATACAAAAGTTTTTGTGTATGTTTGCCCCCATGATGATTACAGCAAAAATTTCAAAGGCTGCAAGGGGTAGATTATCCTTGTCGCAAAGGCAATTTGCAATAGCCCTGGGTACCACCAGGGATGCTATCGCAGCATATGAGCGTTGTAAAGCCCGCATGCCCGGCGATGTTCTTCTTAGACTCCAAACCCTTCTTAAAACCAACGGACATGACCAGAACGCGGGAGTGTCGATTGATTAAGAAGAGTGTTTTTCGTGCATTATTGAATGAAGGGTGTCCGTTTGTCAAGATTTTGACGTTCTTTATAGGTTGCGCAGGCTTCACAAAAAGCAAGATTGCCGAAAAGGCGGGTGTTGATCCTTCTTTGGTAACAAAAACAATCAGTGGTGTGCGTGATTCTGAAAAAGTGAGAGATGTAATTATTTGCATCATCGGTTTCGATCCCTGGAAGGTGAAATTGTGAAACAAATACTTATCGCTGAAAAACTCGATATTACGGCAAAACATTTGTGTGACGTAAAGCATGGCCGAAAGGCCTGGACGATCCCGCTGGCGAAAGAAATAGAAAAAAAATTAGGGGTGTCGAAACTCAAATGTCTTTTTCCTGATGAATACGGCACGCCCTGGCCGGAACTTTTGGCCTTACCAGATGACTTTGAACTTTCGAACTGATTGCAGGTTATTAATTGTAATTTACAAACGCAAACAATTCAAATTGAGGTAAATTGAACGTGAAATTCTCTGATGCAATTATCGAACTGATTGACAAACATGGCGGCAAAGTTGTGGCTGATGAAATTGGTGTCGACAACTCTGCCTTATCCCGTTTTCGTTCTGGCCACACGGGCATGACTCTCGAAAAACTGGATCGTTTACTTCAGTTTTCAGGCTACACGCTGATGACTAAAAACCACCACCGGGACACCAAGAAAGCTGTGGTAACCATTGCTGCAATGCTCAAAGAGGAAATGGGGTTATAAGGCAAACCCGATCTTCAATATTTTCGTTAAAAATAAAACAATTAACCGGACAAAACAACTCAAAGGCATGGAGGGTGAAGCGAATGGATTATAAGGCAATCTCACAGGAACTTAAAACGGCGATACTTTACAGTGGCAGGCATGATGGTGCGGTTAAGAGAATATCCGAAATTACCGGCCTCGGGATAAGAACAATTTATAATTATCTCGACGGTGACATCAAGATGAACCTTGATTTTATCAAGGCGGCTACATTGGCAACGGATGGAGATCCGGAAATCAAAAAGCATCTTGAACCGGAAGGGTGGGCGCTGGCGAAAAAGATTAGGGTTGTTGCGCCCATAGGGAAAATCGAAAAAGAGCTGGGGGATATTTCAATAGAGGCTTCGAGCTTTCATGCGCTTGTCAGGGCAGCTGCTGCAGACGGGAAAATATCACCCAACGAAAGGGCCAGTATCAAAAAACAGTCCATGGAGGTTCTTCAGCAAATGGAAGAGGTCATGCTCATGGTTGAGTCTCAGTCATAAAAAGCGAAAGGCCCGGGGAAGCGACCCGGGCCTTTCAAGGAAAAAAACAAGAACATGAAGCAAGACACTCACAACAAGAACACCAAACAATAAGGAGGATAGTGTAAATGGCGAGATCTGTCAAGCGGAAAAAGATAAAAAACTTTCTTTTTTTATTTAAAAAAAGGAGGCTTTCATGAGGGCAAGAAATGTTAAACCGGACGTATTTAAAAATGAATATCTGGCGGAATGTGACCCCCTGGCGCGGATTCTTTTTATCGGCCTGTGGTGTATGGTAGACAGAGAAGGGTATCTTGAATATCGTCCCAAAAAGATAGGGGTCGAGATACTTCCGTACGACTCGGGAAATATCGAGAAGTTTCTCGAACAACTCAGTACACGCGGGTTTATTAATATCTGGTGTGTGCGAACCACCCAGGGTGAGGAAACACTAAAAAAGCCTGTTGCGATTGAGGTTCTTCATTTCTTAAAACACCAAAATCCGCACCGAAATGAAAAACCAAGTAAAATCAAACCTTTGCTTGAGTGTCCCGAGGGCTCTCGAAAATTCGAGAAACTTCACGAGTGTTCGCAGAGTGATCCGGCTGAATCCCTCTTCCTTGAATCCCTTATCCTGAATCATGAATCAGGAATCATAAATCCTGAACAGGAACCGGATTCCCCTGCCGGGGAATTGTCACCTGACCAGTCCGATGACGATACATCCGCTTCTGAAATTTCCACACCTGAAGGCGATTCTAAAAAAAAGTCCATCAAAGTTGATCCACCTGAAAACAAAATCCCATCTTGCCCGCAAAAAAAAATAATCGAGCTTTATCACGAAGAATGCCCAGAGTTAAATCGTGTGAAAGTCTGGAGCGATACATCTGAATCAAGTTTGAGGTCCAGGTGGCGGCAAGATCCCGAATATCAAACCCTTGAATTCTGGCGGGCATTTTTCCGGGAAAAAATTAAAACAAGTGACTTCCTGATGGGCCGGAAAAAGAAATTTCAGGCGGATTTAGGCTGGATTGTAAAACCGAGCAACTTTGAAAAAATAATGAACGGCTTTTATCGTGAAAAAAACACCGGAGGCGGAAACAATGGCGGATTTAGCGAGAAAGAATACACCGGGACAGACACCAAAAAAATTGGGTGGCTTAATCGCGAAAGCCAAAGTGCGGCCTAAAAATGTGCCTGAGACAAGGATTTGCCGTTGCGAGGCACACGGATCATATATCGCTACATTTTTGTTTTGCGCCGAGGGTCGCGCTATGTATTCCCGTTGCCCTAAGTGCGGGGACAGCTGGGAACGGTCCGGCTATACTGCGGATCAAAGAAAAAAGCGTGAAGCCCGGATAAAACGGTTATTTGATCAAAGCGGTATTGGTAAACGGTTTATCAATGCATCGTTTGACGGTTATCAGGCCAAAACAGAACCAGCGGTCAGTGCCTTGAACATTGCTTCGACTTATTGCGATTTTTTTAAGCAAATTTCCCTAAAAGGCAGTTCCCTTATTTTTTGCGGCCGTCCCGGCACCGGCAAAACTCACCTTGCTTGCGCTATCGGGGTTTCCCTGCTTAGGCAGGCAATCAGTGTAAAATATACGACAACCTACAGAGCTATCACCGAAATTAAATCGACGTTTGGCCGCAAGGAAGGGTTGACCGAGAACAATGTTATGAAGTCGTTTGTAGCCCCGGATCTGCTGATAATAGATGAAGTGGGCGTGCAGTATGATACCCAAGCGGAAAAGGTGCTTTTTTATCAGATCATCAACGGCCGGTATGACAACCTACTGCCGACAATTTTAATCTCAAACCTCAATGAAACCGAGTTGACCGAAATGGTCGGGGAACGATGTATTGACCGAATGCGCGAAGCTGACGGGGCGGTTGTTCCCTTCACCTGGGAGAGTTACCGTCGATGACTTGGTGCTCTATAAACTGCCCGGAAGGGGAACGGCGGATAATAAAAGACCTGCCGGTTTTGTGGTGCAGGGTAAGCGATTGCATGGTTATTGATTTGCCGAAGTGTCCACGGGGACACTGGGTAAGAAATGAAGACGGCCGGCCGGTGGATACGCCCGGCGAAAGGGAAGCATGAACGAATTGACGATTTTTAACTATGGCAGGAAGAAAGTCAGAACGGTGACTCGTGGTGGGGAAATTTGGTTCGTCGCTAAAGATGTTGCTGAAACTCTTGGGTATACATGGAATGGTTCAGCGCGGGTTGAGCATGTTCCGGCGGAATGGAAAAAGGTCACATCTGTTGTGACCAGTCGCGGGGTTAAAGAAATGCCGGTACTTTCCGAGCAAGGGTTATATTTTTTCTTGGGCAGGTCTGACAAACCGGCCGCTATCCCGATGCAAAAATGGGTGGCCGGTGAAGTCCTGCCGTCTATACGCAAAACAGGATCATACGGAAAAGATCCAATTGCCGCCCTGAACGATCCCGCCACCATGCGGGGGTTGCTTCTCACATATTCAGAAAAAGTCATTGCCCTGGAATCCAAGGTTGAAAAGCAGGCACCCAAGGTTGACGGCTTTGACCGAATTTCAAGTGCGGACGGATCCATGTGTATCACCGATGCGGCCAAAACATTGCAGGTTCGCCCGAAGGACCTTTTCCAACGTCTGTCAGCACAAGGTTGGATATACCGTCGAACAGGGGGTAAGCATTGGGTGGGGTATCAGTGTCAACTAAAGCGCGGTGTTTTGATTCACAAAGTTACCATTTTGGCCCTGAGTGACGGCATTGAGAAAGTTACGGAGCAAGTGCGGATAACACCAAAAGGGTTGACAGAGTTGGCAGAAAATTTTTCGGCAAAAGCCGCTTAAATAGGTAGATTTTAATTAAAAATTTTTAAAGGAGGAAAGAAAAAAAGATGATCAACAAGGCAATTTTGGTAGGCAATCTGGGGCAAGATCCGGAAATTCGGTACACAAACAGCGGTACGGCGGTGGCTAATTTTAGCATTGCCACCACGGAACGGTGGAAAGATAAAAACACCGGTGAAATGCAGGATAAGACCGAATGGCATAAAATCGTAGCATGGGGTAAGTTGGGTGAGATCTGCGGAGAATACCTGTCCAAAGGCCGGCAGGTTTACATTGAAGGGAAAATACAAACCCGCCAGTGGGAAGATAAAGACGGCAATAAGCGTTATTCGACCGAAATTGTGGCCAATGAAATGAAGATGCTGGGTTTTAAGGATTCGGGCGGCGGTCAACAGCGACCGGCCGAGAAGTCTCAATACCAAGGCCCGCCACAAGACGACCGAGACGACGAAATCCCTTTTTAAATTATTAAACCAACAGGAGTGACGATTTGGAATGTTTAGAGTGTGGTGGACAATTACGAAGCCCCGGAGTTGACGGAAAAGATAAAGACGGCAAGGCCGTTGTCCGGTGGCGTAAATGTAATGCCTGTAATGCAGGCTTTGAAACCAAGGAGACGTTTGCATGCCTTGTCAGGCAGTCTTGCGCTGGGCCGTTACAGCATATCCGGGCGGATCTTTGCCCGATATGCGGATTTAAAACATACATTTTTCGGACAATCCCAACAGGTCCGGGGGCCGTTGTCCGGGCGCGAGTGTGTTCGAATTGCACCACCTCTTTCAACACTCAGGAAGTCGTGACCGGGACAACGAAAAAATACGAAAGGTGAAAACAAGAATGAAGCGAAAACACCAAGCGGATACAGAAGTAATTTTTAAGAAGATGGCGGCCGGCGTCATTACAGACAAGTTTGTTCTTTGTAAAGTCGAACCGGGCGGGGGGAAAAGTGCCCTACCCGGTATCGCTGGCAAGGAATTGATTTACAAACACCTGACGGAAAAAGTTTGCTGGGTGGTCCCGAGAAAATCTTTACAGGATCAAGGGGAACGATCCTTTGAAGATCCCTTCTTCCGGGAAATGTTCGGGCATTTCCTTAGTGTCCGGTCGAGCACCAATGAAATTGATCCGTGTCGGGGAGAAGACGGCATTGTAACCACCTACCAGGCTATAGGGATGGATAAAGCCGGGTTATTGCAGGCTGAATTCGCAATGCAACGGTTTATACTCATCTTGGATGAATTCCACCACGTCGAGCAAGATGGAACGTGGCACAAGGCCCTGGCACCATTGGTTGAATCTGCTGAAAAAGTTTTGTTGATGACGGGGACGCTTGAGCGCGGTGATGGGAAAGCTATTGCCTTTGCGCCTTATCGTGATTCGGGCGGAGACTTGGTTGTTGATTTGAAAAAGCCGGGATATCAGGTTGTCAATTATGACCGGCAGGATGCTTTGATGGAAAAGGCTATTTTGCCCCTGGTGTTTCATTTGTCGGATGCAAGTGCATCGTGGTCCGACGAAAACGGCAAGATAAACGAAGTGCCAAGCCTGTCTACTGCCAACCGGAAAGATGTCGGTCCTGCCGTGTTCACGGCTCTGAGTACCGGATTTGCGACAACTCTGTTAGAGCAAAGCATTGCGCATTGGGAAAATCACCGAAAAAAGGTGCCTCATGCAAAACACTTGGTTGTGACGGCAAATTTTGAGGCGGCAAAAAAGCATACTCAGTGGTTACGGGATCGCGGTTATAATGTGGAAATTGCCACCAGCCATGACAGCTCTGCAGCACACAAAGCGATCTTGCGGTATAAACGCTCCGAAATAGATATTATCGTCAGTATCGCCATGGCATATGAGGGCCTTGATGTTCCTGAAATAAGCCATATCACATCATTAACGCATATCCGGAGTATCCCGTGGATTATTCAGATGCTTGCAAGGGCGGTGCGGATAGATAAGATGGCCGGTCCCTATGAGTCTCAGGCCGGGTATATTTTTGCCCCTGATGACATGCTGTTTCGGAAAATTGTTTCCAGGATCAAGCGGGAACAGCTTGCAGTCGTCAAAAAGCAGAAAGAAAAAATTAAAGAAAGCGAAAAAGAAAAAAAGGAACCTCAACAGCAAGGGCTTTTTGGATCCGGGAATATTTACGGCATAAAGCCCCGTGAATCGCAGTTTACCGGTGCCCGTGAGTTGGATCTTGATGGATGCCGGCCGGAACCGGAATACATTAAGCCTGCCCTGATTAAAACCAAAACAGAGCAAGAGCGAGAATTGAAAGCCGCGATTACAAATCAGATAAACCGTTTCGAGTACATCAATTGTTACGAGTTCGGCCGGATCAACAAGGAATTGGTAAAGAAATTCGGCAAGGGCCGCGGCCGGATGACTATCACTGAGTTGAACCGGGTCTGGGCGTATGTCCGGGAGACCTACCCGTTATACAGCACCGCAAAGTATCAAAAACGGCAGGGTATAAGCGGTCCTCGTGGACATGGCCGCCGGGCACCAAAGGCGCGGGATTGGACAGGGCCTGTTAATATTCCTGTGTTTGGGGGCGCCCGGTGAAAATCAGCCTATTAACAGACGCGCCTAAACATAACCTTGCACTCATGAAGGTTTCGGCGTGGCACAAGGCAAATGGTGACACCGTGTCTTTGAATATGCCTATGTTCCCTTCCGACTATCGGTATGCGTCGGTGCTGTATGAAAAAAATGCCAACAACTTCTTTGCCGATGAATATGGCGGGCCTGTTTTTCTTGATTCGCAGTTGGCAAACGAATTTGAGCAGATGAACCCGGATTATGATTTATATCCGGTTGATTACAGCCTTGGGTACACATTCCGGCCCTGTTTTAATTCCTGCGGATTTTGCAAAGTGCCCAAGATGAATCATCCTGATGTTGAGCATCATTCAATTTGGGATTTTCACGATACCCGGTTTAATAAAATTTGCCTATTGAACAATAATACTTTCCAAGATCCGAATTGGAAGGAAACTTTTGCCGAAATTTGGGACGCCGATTTGGCGGTGGTTGACGAAAACGGGTATGACTTGCGGTTACTTACAGATGAAAAGGCGGATGCATTACACAAAACCAAATGGGCAACACCTTTGCATTTCGCTTGGGATCGGATGGTTGATGAATCGCTTATTGTCGAGGGGTTAAAGTTGTTGACCAAGTATCATTTAAGGTCAACCGCGAACGGTGTTTATATCCTTATCGGATATGACACAACACCAGCGGAAGATTTGCATAGGTGCCAAGTTGTTCACAGTTATGGGCTGACGCCGTACCCGATGCCATACGTCAAGACCGGGTACACCAGAAGATTCAAGCGATTTGTAAATCTGCATTATTACCGGCAATACAAAACTATTGAGGCGGCATGGATGGATTATGCTGCATGAAGGGGGTGCCCGGTGACAAAAATAACGAACATGATAACAGAACTCCCGGAATTGAGCGAATATGAAGAGCAATGCCGGGTTGTCGTCTGGAAATTTGAGAACATCGAGCGGCTGCCGGATCTGGAATGGTTGAACGCTTCCTTGAATGGCGCCCGGGTTACAATCGGGACCGCGGTAAAACTGAAAAAGGCCGGCATGAATAAGGGCGTTCCGGACTGGAACATGCCGGTGCCCAAGGGTGGCTATAGCGGGCTTTATATCGAAATGAAACGGAAACATGGCGGAGTGGTATCAGACCACCAGAAACGATGGTTGATTAAATTGACTCAAAACGGCTTTTTCGCGTGTGTCTGCGAGGGGGCCCCAGCAACGATCCGGGTGCTTGAGGATTATTTAACAGGGAGGATAAAAAAAAAGATATGGCGATGACAGCGGAAAGTATTGGAATTGCAAAAATGGTCCTGTCTGGATCTGATTCTTTGGCAAAGGTCGCAAAGAAATGCGGCAAAACACGGGGCAGGGTATGGCAGATTACACGAACGTTCTGCATGAAATATATGTTTGAGGCCGAACGCCAGGACGAAACCGGGAAACTAAAGCCCCTTGATGACTTGCGACATATCTGGCGAAACTGGAACCGGGCGGTATAGTTACGGCTTTCCGGGCAAGGGGTCGCCTTGTGCCCGGAAAGCCGTAAGAAAAGGGGAATACAGGGTAATGGCAAGTGTAGCGGTAAGAAAACAGGTAATGATGACAGTATGGGCAGAGGCTTTTGTCGATATGCTGTGGGCGCAACGATTCGAGGGACGGAAACATAATGCCGTGTTTATGGGGATGCGGGAAAGGCTCATCCGACAATGTGAGTTGATTGCCAATATCCTTACGAGGGAACCCAACGGGCGCCTGAATGAACGGGAACGGGAAAAGTTGTCAAAGGCGGTTGGTGATCTAAAGTGCCAATCCTTTAAGGGCGGCTTTACCCCTATGATGGCGCTGTCATTTATCATTGATCAGATTATAGAGCAGCTAACCCATGTGGGCCGGAATAAAGTCAAGAAAAAGGCCTTCGAGGGACTTCTCTTCCGGATTAAAGAGTTCGAGCGATATTTCGACCGGACCAAAACATATGAGGACCCTGCCGGCATGGAAGCGGCTGAAGCATTTAGGGCACTGGAAATATGAAAGGGGTAACATGAAACGACCTTGTGAAACAAAGGGATGGAGTGAAGTGCATTATGTCCCTGATGATTGTGAGAAATGTTTAGATAAATGTAAACTTTATGCCCTGGCCAAAAGCTGGGGTGCGAAAAAATGGAAAAAGGAAGATAAGATTATGGGTATGGCAGAACTTCAGTTTGATATTCATGAGAATGCAGTAGCGCACGGGTTTCACAATACAAAACTAACATTTCCTGAGTTCATAAGTCTGATTCATTGCGAGGCATCCGAAACCTTTGAGGAATACAGGAAACACCATTCTGAAACTGAAATATATTTCAACCCTGAAGATCCGACAAAGCCCGAGGGCATCCCCGTTGAATTGGTTGATATCGCTATCCGGCTTATGGATTGGTTTGAAGATCGCGGCCTTGATATGGAAAAGATCATCCGGATGAAGCATGAATATAACAAAACCCGTTCCTACCGGCACGGTGGGAAGGTCTGTTGATATGTGTGAATGGCAAGCCCGTCCGACAATTGTTGATCATGCCGGGCGGCGCTTTGCCGTACTTGAGGGGGCCATGGTGTTTGAATTGGTCAAAGTTTATGGTGCGCATCGGCACCGTCGGTGGAAAGTGGTCGATGGGGATATGCCGGCTGTTTGTGCTATGGCGGTCATGAAAGAATATTTTGAACGGGGACAGCTTTGAATTACTATAACGATAACGATAGGAAAGTTGCACAATGGCTAAAAAATTTGATTTCCGGCGGCCTTATCCCACCAGGAGATGTAGACGAAAGGAGTATCATCGATGTTGAACCGTCAGACCTTACCGGATATACCCAGTGTCATTTTTTCGCAGGTATCGGGGGATGGCCGGAAGCCTTGCGCCTTGCCGGCTGGTCATCAATTAAGCCTGTTTGGACAGGAAGTTGCCCCTGTCAACCCTTTTCGGTGGCGGGGGCTGGGAAAGGCGTTAAAGACAAAAGGCATTTGTGGCCTGAGTTCTGCCGCCTTATCTGTGAGTGCAACCCTCCAGACGTTTTTGGAGAACAGGTTGCGTCAAAACTTGGGAAAGAATGGCTCTCCGGAGTACGCCTTGACTTGGAAGAGATGGGATATGCAGTCGGGGCCGCCGATTTGTGCGCTGCGAGCATCGGTGCACCGCATATCCGCCAAAGGATATGGTGGGTGGGTCACTCCATCAAGCCGAGATTGGAAGGATTCGCCGGGGATGTCCCTCACAGCTGTGAACCCGGACGGGTCCAAGCGGTCGCGGGTGGATCAATTGCCCAGGCAGGCGCAGTTAACCGGGTGGCCAACACCCCGAACAGTGACGGGCGGGGCGGAAAGTGCCGAACGCAAGAAGGAACTGGGCCGGGAAAAGTCCGGCGGCGGGGATCTTCAATCGGCGGCGTTAATGGCCTGGTGGCCAACACCAAACGTAATGACAGGCGGGCAGACAAGCCGAAGCGGGAAACGGAAAAACGAGCTATTAATGGGCGGTTTGGTCCGTGGTCAGACTTCGACCTCATCCCCTGTGCGGACGGCAAAACGCGGCGTATTGAATCCGGAGTTGCCCCGCTGGTTGATGGGGTTCCGGGCCGGGTGGTCAAATTACGCGGATATGGAAACGCCATTGCCCCTCCATTAGCTGCTGAATTCATTAAGGCTGCAGGAGCGTTTAAGGGAATCGATTTATGAGATGGCTATGTGAATTGAAAGACTGTGAAAAAAGGGGATAAGAAAATGCCAGAATCAACCAAGTCTATATTTCATGACGAAACAAAATTACCCAAGTGGGCACAGGACAGGCTTAACGGCTTCCGTAGGGAGATCATCGGTCTGGAAGGCTTAAAAAAGCTTCATGGCTTGCTTGCCGATAAAGACCGTGACTGGTTTACCATCCCCGGCCCGATACCAAATGCCGGGAAAGAATCTATCACGCTCCATGTATTTTATCCTAACCATGCCCATCCTGTTTGTGAGCTGGGCGTGGGCGATATCCTTCATGTGGGCAGGGCAAAGAAGTAGGCCATGACTGATAAAAAAATAGATTATCGGGCTGAAGGTTCACTTTTCCTGAAATTAAAGGCCGATGGGGAGAAGGTGAACCATGTCAGCTTTTGTAAACGCAGGTCGGGGGAGTTGGGGGAACCCCTGTCCCTGGCGTATTTCAGAAAAGTTTTACGAAGCTTGAAAGGAAAAAATAAACCTTTAAAAAAAGGTAAAAATGCAGGAAATCTGCATAAGCGGGTAAAAAAGACAAAAGTGAACCCGGCAAAGAAAAGCACTGATGGGGTTGACTGGTCCGCACTCAAGACGGAATTCATGGACAATAGCGGTATTTCATTGGCCGCATTTGCAAGGGATCACGGGATGAACCCTGCAAGTGGGATGTTTCGCAGAAATACAACCGGGTGGCCCAAGGAACGTAGGTCAGTGATAGCGGAAACCAGCACAAAAGCCGTTCAAACCCTCATAGAGAGTAGGGCCGCGGATAAAGCCCGCGATATGTATGCTGAAATCCTGGCGTTTCAGTGGCGGTTGATGGATGCGTTGAAGGAAGCGGCTGAATCAGTTCCGCAATGGAAAACGATCAAAAGCCCATACACTGCCGGTGCGGTGGCGACCTATGCTTTGAATATGCAGGTAGCCTTTGAAAAGCTTATGCCGAACCTACAGGGTCTTGTGAAAATGGATGAAATGCGGAACATTTTTGACGGCCTGGCGGATAATACCATGGACATCGAACAGGCCGCCATTGGGTTTGTTAAGCTTGGCGTCCAAATGCCTGAGCCCTTGAAAATGATGTTGCAGAAATACGAGCCTGAAGAGCCGATGCCTGATGATAACGACGAAATTACAGAAGCCCAAATCATGGCCCGCCGAGAGGAAATGTTAAAGGAGATTGAAGTCGAACGAATTGAGTTTGTAGCCGAGCGGAAAAAGGCCGTGAAGCAAATTACACACGAGTTGGCCCATGTGGAATCTTTTACCGAGAATAGTGATGGGCCAACGGAAACATAAAAAACGAGCAATGCTTCGGGATCCGCGGTACCTGGACTTTTGTGCCCGGTATAGGGGGGACCTGGTTGGTTATATGCTGGACCATGCGCCATATCGGTTGACTTGGCAGCAGACTGATATGTGCCGGGCAATTCAGAAGCCGGGGTGTCGGGTGGCCGTGGCGTCAGGCCATGGCACCGGCAAAAGCTGGCTATTGGCTTATATCCTTGACTGGCATCTTCGAGTTTACCCGTTTTCCAATGCCATGTTGACGGCCACCAATATTGAACAGTGCCGGTCCGTCGTATGGAAATACTTGGATGAGGCCATATCAAACGTAGACAGGCTACATCCTTGGATGGCTGGATGGTTTGTCAAAGAAACGAAACGATATTACATGCGGTCGTTTAAAGATTCTTGGTACGCCATACCCAAAACAGCCAGCAAGTCGGCTCCTGAGAATGTGGCCGGACAGCATAACCGGCATTATATCTGTATCGTTGATGAAGCGTCAGGCGTTATTGATGAGATTCACGGGGTATTAAGGGGGGCGCTTACCCACAAGGATAACCGGTATGTCATGACGTCTCAACCGACCAGGCCTATTGGTCACTTTGCGGATGCCTTTGGCAAACTTTCCGATATTTACACGACTTTCAATCTCAATGCCGAGCTTTCCCCGATTGTCAGCAAGGAATTTATCCGGGAAAAGCTGATTGAATATGGTGGCCACCATAGCCCGGAATATCAAATCAAGGTTCTTGGCTGCCTGCCGGACAATCTTTCCGGGTACCTGATACCCAAACGATGGCTTGAGGTATGCCAAGGCATTGAGATCATCCATGATGAGCCCTGGGGGTGGGTGGTCACCGTCGATGTTGCAGAGGGCCTGCATAGGGACTCATCTGTTTGGACCATTGCCAAGGTGTCCGGATACTATGAAAAACGAAAAGTCGAAGTCGTTGAATGCGTCGAATTCCTTGACCTGAATGAAAAAGAGTTTGCCCGGGAATTGTATAACCGGTGCCTGAGCCTGCCTTCTGCCACGATTGCAGTTGATGGGGACGGCGCGGGCCGGACAGTGATCTTGGAGCTTGAAGAACTTGGGATGCAGTGCGAACCGATCCACTGGGGCCTGCCCTGTCATACCGAATCGGATAAGCGGCGGTACCGGAATCAGCGGGCGTATGCATCTGTTAAGGTCCGGGAAGCTGTGTTTGAAGAGCGATTCAAGGTTGCTCAAACAAAAAAGATTGTCAACGAGGGGTCTAAAATCCCCTATGACCTTGACGACCGGGGCCGGTATTCGATCTGGACAAAAGAACGGATGCGGGGACAGGGGATCAAAAGCCCGGATGTCTGGGATACGCACTGTTTCTTTTTCCTGGTGGATTACATCCCTGTTGAAGCCGGTAGTGACGGTGGCGATGACGAAATGATAAAATGGGCAAAAGAAATACTTGAGGGGAGTGAGGCATGACAGAGGCACTGAAAATATTTACAGTATCCCTTGCGGGGTTGAAAAAATATAAGGCCTATGCGGTTTGGAACGGTGAAAATCTTGCGATTACCCATGTTTTACCGCTGAAAGGGGCGTTCGGAACGTGGAAAGCATCTGTCATCGATGAGATCCAAAAGAAACAAGCAGCTGGGTTTACGTGTATTGTCGAGGAAAAGACGGATAAAATCGCCCAGTATGCCAGTCGGTTTAACCTTGAAGACATGGACATGGAAAGCGGGCGGAGCAATTTTTACACGGCCCTGGATTGGTACTTTTCCCTACTGGAAACCGAAAGCTTGATTATGGCTAAGGATTATCAGTCTTTTGTTTTCCGGGCTGGCGGTGAGGGGCAGCGGGTTGAAAAAAAGCAGGATGAGAAAGGCCGGGTTATTTATAATATCAACTGGGAGGCCTTCACTCCCGGTCATCGATGCGTTTTATTATGTGTCGTTGGCGCTATGATTGAGCCTGTTAGCCAAAGATATTTGGAACAAATGTTGAAAGGATGGCTGACGCCCGACGGGGAAAAAGCAGGCCCGTTATCATCGTTTCACGCGATTACGGAAGGCCAAACAAAAGCGCGGCTGGAAGCCTTGGCGGCTGCCCAAAAAAGATGATTGAAAACGGCGGCCATGTGTGGTTATATAAAGTTATCTTTAAATAAAGTTTAAAAGGAGAAAAGCTTGTACAAAGTTATTTTACTAAACGGGAGCGCGGAAGCTGGCAAGGGCACGTTTGTGGATGCGGTAAAGGCGCTTGCTGCTGAAGATGGGTTGATAGTCTGTAACCCGTCAACTGTTAATTCTGTCAAATTGGCATGTTCCTTCATGGGGGCACAGAATGAGCCGAAAACCGATAAAAAACGGCGGCTCTGGAACAAGGTTAAGGCGGCATGGACCGAGTTTAACGACGGGCCGTTCAGGGAGTCGTTAGTGACCATTGATGCTCTGAATAAAAGCGGGCACCATATCGTTTTCTTGGATGTTCGTGAACCGTCAGAACTTGAAAAATACAGGGATCATTTCGGGGATGAGTGCCTTGCTCTTCTATTGACCAATCCCCGGCCGCCCGTCCCGGACAATGACGCGGATCAGCATGTAAACGATTTTCAATACGACCATACCATAGAGAACCACGGCGGCCTGAAAGCGTTAAATGAGGCGGCCCGGATCTTCTATAATCTCTTGATGGAGAAACGCCATGAAGTCGCGGCTTAGTCCATACAATATCAAGGATGACCTTCACAGGGCAGAGCTTTACCGGGACATCCGGCTTGGGGCCGAGAACAAGACAGATGGCTGGACGGAATACGAGATCCAACTTGGCGAACGGTTGAATCCCGAGCTGATTGCTTACCGGTTTTACGGCACGGATGAATTAAAGTGGGTGGTCATGATCGTTACACAGCTTGACGACATCCGGGAAGCCATGGAAGCCGGCGAAACTATTTGGTTGCCGCCTATCGTCTGGATACGGCAACGGATCAAACACCATACGGATCTGGAATCATGAGCTATATGGGAACCGGGAATTTTCTTCAAAAATTCAAGAAATATTACGGTGATTTAGTGTGTATTGTTTGTGGTAAAAAATTACATTTACTTGAGGATGAAGACGGCACGGTTGTTTGCGGGGATTGTTTATGGAACCGGTCGCCTTTGTCTGAAATGGGGGAGGGTTTAAATGGCAAAATCAAGAGATAGCGTTCAGAATAAAATAATACGGGGCCTGGTGAAGGCATTGTCCTTGCTCCGGTGCGACAAGCGGGTGATATCAAAATACGGTCACAAGCTGAAGCCGGGGCAGGTTAAAAAAATCAGTGCCCGGCGGTATGTTAAAAAGGATGCGATCGGAAGCATCTATTTTGGGCGCTATGGCAAGCCAGTCAAGGGCCGGCGGCTATTGAGTGAATGCAAGTAGGGGTATACATTTGTATAGGGCAGGGGTGTAAATGCTTTACTGGGAACAAGGCGGGAATAAAATTTATCACGGGCATGTCCTGAATGAGCTTCGAAGCATGGAAGCTAAGTCGGTCCATTGTTGCGTGACATCCCCGCCTTACTGGGGTTTAAGAAATTATGACACGCCGGCGCAGGTATGGGGTGATTCCGAAAAATCCGGGGCATGGTTTGGGTCATACGGCCTTGAGCCGACTCCGGAGCTGTTTGTCGAGCACACTGTTGAAGTTTTCCGGGAAGTTCGCCGGGTACTTCGAGATGACGGCACCCTTTGGCTTAATTTGGGCGATTCTTATTTTGCTGGTGGCGGTTCAACCGAATATGGGCAGAATACGCAAAATTTCATAGAAAAATCTTCAATCCAGGGGGGCTATACCGAGGGCCAATGCTCCCGGCCGATAAAACCTAAGAAACACCCAAACCTAAAACCCAAGAATCTCGTTGGCATTCCCTGGCGTGTTGCACTGGCCCTGCAGGCCGATGGTTGTGCAGATATTAAGGCAGTCCAGGTGCTTGAAAGAGTGATGTCCGAGATAATGAATGAATATGTTGATGAACCCATCCCGGACAAAGTTTTAATTGCGCTTGAAAGGCTAAAAGGCGAATGGACACAGGCAAAAGGCGATTCTTGGTATCTCAGGCAAGATATTATCTGGCATAAAAAGAACCCCATGCCTGAATCCGTCAAGGATCGATGCACCAAAAGCCATGAATACATATTTCTTTTAAGCAAATCTCCTAAATACTATTTTGACGCGGATGCAATAAAAGAAAAAGCCTCTCCGGAATCACATGCCCGGTATGCCCGGGGCAGATCTTCTCACCACAAATATGCAGACGGCGGGCCCGGGAACCAGTCCATAGCAAAATCCTTCAAGCATATGCGGAAACCTGGTGTAAATCCCAAGGCGGCCATGAATGCCAAAGGGTCAAAGCAAAACGCCAGCTTTTCGGCGGCTATAAAGGACATAGTGGAATACAGGAATAAACGATCGGTTTGGTCGATACCCACAAAAGGCGTTAAGGGCGCTCATTTTGCCACGTTTCCGACTGCCCTTTGAGGTTACGCTACACAAAATAGAGGTTTGGCGGATCCGGGGGAACTTTTAAAAGAGTAAAATGAAACACGGTAAAAAAGAAACAGCGCTACAGGCACCTGCCCGGGTGGTAAAAACGAGGCGCCGTAAGCCGTCTTGTCTGTATCCGAATCTTGAATGCAGCCGTCAATATGATGCAGGAGATATCAACGAAGGGTTGTTCGGTAGCAAAGCTCTATCTGAAACCGAATATTTAGATTCATGGTTCGATCATTTGGGTGAATAAGGTATGCCGAAAACAATATTTGATGTTGATCCGGAACCCGAAAGCGTTGACGGTCAAAAAAAAGTGCAGCGGGTGGCATGCTGCGGGAAGGAAACATCCCTGTATGAGCAAGATCGTATGCAGTTTTGTCTTAAATGTGGTCATCAATATGACCTGAACGGCAAGGATATCGGGATATATGGAACGGGCTGCATGACTCTTGAAGATTATGCGGCCCGGTGTTCTAAGCGTCGCAATATGAAAAAGTAGTTTTGTTCGTGAAAAGTAGTTTTGTTCGTTGCTCTTTGAGAGGTTAAAAAATGGGGAAACAAAAGAACTCACAGGCGGAGTTTAAGCGGTTCGAGAGGCTTTTTAACCAGGTCTACCGTGAAAAGGCCGAAAAACGCCAGGGTGCTATTGGAACCATGACGCCCGAGGTTATGAGGAAACACCTTGCATCCGGGGCGCCTATGAGTCTTTTGTATGGCGGGACCTGGCAGGGTGACAAGATCGTTCCGTTTACCCGTGATGACCTGATACGGTTTGGCAAGGCGGCAAAGGCATCAAAAAAGCAGTTTGGGTCCTCAAAGCGGGGTGTGACCGCCCGGCAACTGATTGGCGCGTCATTATCCATTGATATTATGCGGGCAAAGTCACAGATCCGGTCTGCAATCTTGTACCGAATGTTTAACGGCAAGGATGGGATGATACTCCGGTTTCGTGTGACTGCAAGCCCGGAAAGTGAATTTCAGTATCACCAGGTTAAAATCCGTCTTGACGAATGGTCCGATTCCATCACCACTACAAAATCATACCGAAAAATAGCTAAAAAAGTTCTTGAGGGGCGCATTTCCATTGAATGCGATTGTGGCCGGCATCAATATTGGTTCCGGTATATCGCCACCATCGGCGGCTTTGCTATCCATCCCCTGGAACATTCCTACCCTAAAATCCGAAACCCTAAATTAACAGGTTCTTGTTGTAAGCACGTTTTGAAAGTGTTTGCAGCCATGCGCGGTGCACAGGTTTACAACAAGGTCCTGAAGGAAATCGAGGTACAGGCTAAGGCTATTGGCTATGGTGATGACAAGACCGGCCGATTCTTGAAAAAAGACGAAATCGACAAGCTTGAAAAGGAAAGCAAGCAGGTTAAGGCGGTTGAAAAATCCTTGGCGTCAAAGGCTTTCGGCCTGTTTCGTCGGGCAGAGAGGGGGATTAAACAAAAAATGGCTGAAACGAACGTGGCAAAGGCCCTTTCCAAATTGAGAAACCAAAGCACGGCCTACAAACAGATTGCAAAAACCGAGCGTAAGGTAAGGGAAAAGGCCGAAAAACAAAATCAGAAAATGTCAAAAGACCTGGTGAAATCGAAATTACACGCGGCGTTGCTGCAGGCAGAGTACAAGGATAAAATCCCCATCAAAAAAGCGATCTCAAAATTCGCAAAAACAAACGACCTGAGCGTGAAGGACGTTGAGGCAATGGCAAAGGATATAAACATATGATGACTCCACGGGATTTAAGGCCCCTTCTGGGGGGTGTGGCCGGGGACCTTGATGTTTTTCTCAAAAATTCCCCGGATGCTTTTGACGCGCTTCTTTTCCGGGCGTTGCGGGATGATGTCGAAACGATAACGGATGTGGTGGATGAGGTCGGTTCGATGGAGGCCAGCGAAAAGATAATCAACTATGCGGATCCGGTAGACGCCCGGGCGTATGAGTTGCCTATTGAATTCCCCGTCCTGGTGGATGATTCGGGCGATACGACGTCGGGGTTTGCGGATCAGCCGGTGGCATTACTTATCAGCGGCGGGGATATCCCCAAAGCAAGTGTGCTTGTATATGACGAATACAACGACCTTTCCGGGGATACGACAAGGCGAATGCTTTATGTCGAACGGATTGAATCCATTTCCAAGAAACCCGGGGCAGGCAATTTATATTACATGCTGCCCTTCTTTGATTATGACGCGAGGTTTATCGTATGAGCGTTGAATATTCAGAACTTCACGCGATTGATATTGCTTTTGGTTCTCATATCCTGGCGGCTTTTTCCGGCCTGGCGATGGACGGGCCGGCAGAATTCCAAGAATTTTTGGCCCGGGACCCCAAGAAGCAGGTCTTTCGGCATGATGCAGCGGATGTACAGGGCTTTTTAAAAAGTTATATGGCGTCCGGTGAGTCGGTGTCCAGCATCGGCACAGACAAGGCAATCCGTACAACAAAGATACCGGTTGTGAATTACAGCCGGCAGCCGGGCCTTGTAAGCGATGATGAAAATATGGGCGGGATACATAATAAGCTGAAGGTCCTGTTTTCCGGTGATCTGGTCGGGTTAAATATCCGTGTTTTGAGCGTTGTTTTAACCTATAGACTTGTTTTTATCACACGCGATAAGCCCGCCCTGGATAAATTTGCTTTAGCGTGGATGGCCCACACCAGCGACACCAGCAACCAGAAACATCGGTTTGAGTCTCATTACACCATCGGCGGTGAAGTGCTGCCGATCCGGGCCATGATCAAAAACCCGAAAATGTGCTCATTTGATAACGAAAGTATCACGTCTGAAACCGGTCATTTCTATGCACTGGGTACCACGGTTGAAGTCGAAACCCCTGTATTATTCGGGGCGGCGGTGGCCATCCATGATCCACTTCGGATAGAATATATAGGGGCGGTGATGCATGGCGCTTAATCAAGAGGGGTTGTTCATTCAGCGGATGGTCGTTGACGGGGAAGATATCGACCTATCTTTTTTGCAAACGTGCGTCCTTGTCGAAACCCTGGACCTGTCCGGACCGAAGTTGATTGCCACGTTTCATGATCCTGATTCGATCTTGCGGGATGATCTGGGCGTGGGGTCCTTGAGTGAAATAGAAGTGACGTTCGCGGATTATTGGAATGATAACAGTGATGCCGAATTGAAGGACACTTTTACGGTTTTGACCATGCCTGTAAAAAATGAGTCCGTCACGCTGAATTGTTTACAAAAAGACGTGCACGCCCTGAAAACACCGGCTTTAAAAGCCCAAATGTTTGTAAACAAGCCGGTGACCACCATCGTGCGGGCGCTGTCTCCCGGGGTGCCTTGTTCCGCCGGCGGGTTTCCTGTTGGTGCGGATTATCATCTTTTGCCTGGGGAACGGCCGTCTGTTGTTTTAAGGCAAATGGCCCTTGAGCTGGGGGGTAAATTCTATTATCAGCGTGGAAAATTTTACATGGGTAGGGTGGCCACCATGCTTTCACAGGATGCAGCCATGGCCTACGCCTATGAAAACATGCAGGCTAAATATCAGATTATCCATTATTCCCGTCCGAATGCCGGGTACATGGTTAAGGATGCCCTCTTACATGATTACCGCGGTTGGAACATGACAAATGGATTTATCAGCGCACTGAAACACGCTGACCGCCCGGTTGAATTTGTATCAAATGATACCATGAGTGCCTTGAAAAACCTTACCGTAACCAGCTTGCCCGAGGTTGATTTCGTGACCCATGGCCACGGTATGTTGCGCCCCGGGATATCACTTGATCTTGAATGGAATCTGCTTAGGAATGATTCGCCCATTGACGAAAGTTTGCCGGGTAAGATTGTCATTGGAACGGCTGCCCATTTTTACAGTGCTCAAAAATATTTTGTCCGGACAAAGGGGATTTTACCGGTATGAAAAGTATCATAAAGCAACCACCGCGGAAAAAATATGACGGTCAGTACATCGGGGTGGTCGAACTGTTAAGCGATCCTGAAGAGTTGATGCGCGTTAAAGTCCGGGTTTTTCCGATATTCCCATCGGGCCTGCCAGTAGAAGGGCTGCCATGGGCTGAGTACCTGCTACCAGTTGGGGCCCGGGCCGGTGATGGTGTGTTTATCCCCGTCAAGGTCGGTGATTATGTGTGGGTGGATTTTCCCTATAACGGGGATACACGGCGGCCCCGGGTGATCGGATCAGCGCATTATTGTCCTGCCGGCGTGCCCAACCTGCCCGAAGAGGCGTGGGCCGGGCCTGGGGCCTTCACGCATACGCGGGATGGAAAAGAACCGGCACCGGTGAGCCCGGCTTACCATGACGGATCTGTCATTGTGTCCGAAAACGGGGCTTTGATTGAGATCCGGAATGATAAATCAATCTGTGTTTCTCAAAAAGACACGGGAACGGCTATTGAAATCACGCCCGGCGGAAAAATAACAATCCATTGTGCATCTGAAATCAATGTATCTTCTGCCGAGGACACAAATGTTATTGTCCATGGCAATACAAATGTCGATTGTGACGGCAAAACGATCATTACCAGTGCCGGGTCTGTCGAGATCGATGGCGGAAGCGGTTCCGTCAAGGGTGTTGTCCAGGGGGATTGCATCTGTGCCTTTACGGGGCGTCCACATATCATGGTCTCATCAAATGTGAAAGCGAGTCAATAATGGCAATGACAAAAGAGGGTATGGCCGCGGCTATTCAATTACGCTTGGATGCTCTTGATCATACACAGACAACCAGCGCGACCACGGCCCAAGGTTACCAAAACAATATGCTTCTTGCTTTATGCCAAGGGATTATTGACCACATGGCGGCGGCCGCCCGAGTATACACCACGTCCGGTGCCCCAGATAGCGAGCATGAAGGTAAAATCGAGTAGCAGTGCCAGTCTCTACCCCTGCATGTTAAACCCGCCTATAACTGTTAGTCTCTGTCCCTGACCGGCCCGCCTTTACATTTATTTGGATTTCTCTCCATAAAGTAAAAAAGATTACTTTATTTAAAGACATTTTTGTCAACTTTTATGGAGAGGTTACGAATGAAAGCAAAATACAAAAAAAGAATGGAAGATATCGAGCGTCGGTCCAACGAAATGAAAGAGACCTTGCTTGACCCTGTTGTTGATGACTCGACCGGTAAATTCATCGGTGAATCCGCTACCCGTAACGAACGGCTTGAAGCGGTGACCGAGAATTCTGTTTTTGAGAGCGCCGGCAAAGGCGCGGCCACGATTCAGGGGACCGCTTCCAATGCCCTGCGTAAATACTGTAACACCTATGGTGCCATGCCGGGTGCAGACCTGCTGGCATCCGCCCATATGGCCATCGAGCAAGGCCTTGCATGTACCTCTGAAAATGGAAACCGTCCTGATGGGCTAGTGCTTGAGTCCGCCTTATCCACCACTGAGGGCATTTTGATGCGTGACCGGATGGTTGCCCTGGTGTTACCTGTTTTGCTTCATTCCATCACGTCCAGAATGGTTACCCATATTCCCGGGACCTTTAACCAGTCCGAGATTTTTAAAATCAGGCGGATTGCAAAAAGCGCGTTCGGCGGTGTCTCCATCGGTGATGAGATCGGTTACGACTTTTCCGGACAGTACGGCAGCATGGACCAGCGTTACGAGGTCAAAGCCGGAGATGGTATAGAAGTCGGCGGCGCGGCCAGTACCACGGCCGACTTTTTCCAATGGGATTCGGAAGCTGTACTGGGTGTTGTCACGCCCATGAAGAAAAAAAGAACCAAGATCATGCATGACAATGACATCGTTGCCGTGGATGACGGCTCCGGTAACCTGTACGGCACCTTTCTTGTCGGGGAGACCACCGTTACCGTGACCGGTACGGTTAACAATGCCACCGGTGTTGTGAATCCTGTTTTTTCGACTGCCCCGGCAGCTGGAATCAAAATTGCCGTTGCCTTCGATGTCGATATTGAAGCCAAGCCGGCCCTGATACCGATCACTGATTACGAAATGGACAGCGGTGTTCTGTATCCCCACGAATCCGCCATTTCCTGCGGTGTAACGCTTCAGTCCCTCTGGGCCATGCGTCGGGAATATAACCTGAACATGGAATCCATGGCAATGACCGACCTGCGAAACCTTATTGCTACTGACAAAGATCGTAAAATCCTTTCGGATCTGCGGTATTTTGCCAAGGGTAGCGCATCTTGGAACGTCACCGTGCCCGAGGGCCTGTATTTTCAGGAACATTATGAAACCCTGCGGAAAAAGCTGATTGAAATCGATGCCACTATGATGAACCGTACCGGTAAGGCTGGTTTGTCCGGGGTCGTTTTTGACAAGAACTCCGCTACCATTGTCAAGGCCATAAAAGCCCCGCATTTCGTACCGGCCCCCGGTTACAGGCGTTTGCCTTATCCGCATTACATTGGTCGACTGTTCGGCATGTGGGACGCTTACGAAGACCCCCAGGGAACCGCAAACACAAACCTGTGTTACGGCGTTGGTAACAGCGTTGGGGAAGCCGGTTATGTTGCCGGTGATTGTGTCCCGGCCCTGCCTTTCAAACATCCGGTCCTTGGTGATCTCAAATACTCCAGTACCCTCTGGAGCCTGGGCTATCGTGACCTGAACCCCTTTGACGGTCGAAACTATTTCATGGAACTGCTTTTTACAACCTCCTGATAAGTAGCCGTGTGTCAGTGACGGGGGCCGAGCGATATCGGCCCTCGTCCTCCCCTTAAACATCACAGGAGAAAATCCATGGAAAAAATTAAATTGAAGATCATAAACCCCTCATCGAGTGGGTTTAGTTATACGGCGCGACAGTTCGAAGCGGTTATCCCCGGGCACCGATTTTTTGACAATCCTGTCGAAATCGAGATTCCCGTGGATTTAGAGGAAAACTTCACGTCGCTTTTGCGGGAGAAATTCCCTCACATGGTTATCAAAACAGTCGAGCCCGAAGTGCCCGAAGTGCCTAACCCGGCCGGGCCAATCCCTGAAAAGGATAATTTTTTTGCAGGATGCACGGCGAAAAAAGAAGCCGATGACGTGTGGGTTGTAACCGTGCCCGGTGGCGAAGCGCTCCGGATTGAAGGCGTTACTCATCACAAACAGGCAAAATTGGCAGCGTATGAAAAGCTGTATGGGAGTGACGACAAATGAAAAATATAATCACAAATGCCGCTGATATTACCGTTTTGGCACCCATTGACAATACCTATAAGACCGGCGGCGGCCTTGTTTCTGTTGGCGCCACGGCTGTCCGTGCCTCAAAGGGGCGGCCCGGGGAAATTCTGAAGGTTTACGATTCTACCTGGGAAGATGTTTTAGGCAAGCCCCTTTCCAAAAAAGTCGGTACCCACATGGAAGGCTTGCGCCACCTTGCCGATGCGGCAAAGGATTGCAACTATGTCAATGTAGTCCGGGTTGTCGGGGTAGATTACAAGTTCCCGAGCATGGCCCTGGATGACACCGTCGATACAATTTCTGTCCTAAAGGTGGGGAACGCGGCGGGTGAGGCTATGGCCTGCGCGGTAACCGAGCTTTTAAAATTGTGGGTGATTGATGGTGATGCCAGTGTAAACCGTACTGTCGCAATTACCGATGCCATCGATGGTGATATGTCCGGTGAAACCGCCATTAACGGCACGTTTACAATCACGTTCACCGACAAGGATGAGAACGGGGAAAGTTATACGCTGGAATCTTATGTCGTCAGCACTAAGGAAAATGGCCTTGATGATATGGGCCTGCCTGCCTTTATTGAAACCGTCCTTGAAAACAACAGTGACCGTTTTAGATGTGACATAGATACATCGGTATCCTGGGTAGATCTCAAGGCGGCTATCGCTGATGTTGCTGGTTTTGCGACGGCTCAGGCTTTCACCGGCGGTACCGAGGGTGCCACAGAACCGACAGCGGAAGAATGGGACGATGCGTGGGACCTTTTCCGGAATGAATCCGTTAACTGTGACCTGATGTTTGCAGCTGGCAACCTTGATGAGGACGTTCTTGAAAACTGTATCGAAATTGCCGAATTACGCCACTGTTCTTTTTTCTTTGATGCGTCACCAGCTATCAAGCATGACGCGGCCATTACATGGTTGACCACGGCCGGTCTGGAAAGCAGGCAGGCGGCTTGCTACCATGCCCCGTTTGCGGCCAAAGATAAATATTATGGCGGGAAAACAGTCTGGGGCGTGTCCGGGGAAGTCGCGGCGGCCTGCGCCCGAGGGGATGCCATTATGACCGGCAGTGTCCCCGGTATCCATTACGCCCCTGCCGGTGGGAAACGGGCAAAACTCACCAGAACCGGCGTAACACCTTTGTATCCGGATGACATTCTTGACCGGGATGCGTTGTACACGGCCCGGATTAACCCCGTCATTGCCTCACAAAGCGGCGGCGCGGTGGTCGATGACTGCCTATCCCTGCATTATAAGACCAATTATAGCCGTTTTGTATGGGTCAACCGTATCCTGAATTACATTGATCACCGGTTTGTCGAAGCGGCCGGCCTGGCCAAGTTTGAGCCCGACGGCCTGACCTATGACATCCTGTATCGTCTGTGCAAAACGATTATGGATGACCTTGTTACTTCGGGCGCCCTGGTCGAGCCACGAGATCCGGACACCGATGGAACGGAACCCTACATTCTGACTATCGAACAGCAAGAAATCGACTTGTGGTTGGTGACATGGGAAGTGTGCCCGACCGGTGCCGCCCGGCGTATCGCTGGACAGCCCAAACTGATTAAATAAAAGCCCGGTGTCTCCCTTTGCAGGGCGATACCGGCCCAAACAAATAATTTTCCTTTAGGGGGTATTTTTTATGTTTTTTAAGAATCCGGATAAAGATGTTTTTTCCATGGGGTTTGGCAAACCTGCCAAACTTGATGGGGAAGAGGATATTTTCGAAGCGGCAAGCAAAGATGCTGGCGGTTTCGCCGGTCAACAGCTGCGGGCCATGGCCATGTCTACCGCCCTTACTTGGCTGGACGAAAAGGATTATTCTTTTGAAGCCCTGGACGTTCTTACCGTTGGTATGGTTGACGTTGATGGTGACAAGGAAGTCGATGACGACGAAGAGCAGGACTATAACGAACTGCTGGCCGGTGTCGGTGACGCCCTGGTTAAACTGGGCGGATCGAGTGAGAACGTAACGGCTTTCATTGACGGCGAAAGTGACGAACAGGGCGGAAAGCTTGGAAAATTCCTGGGTAAAAAGCTGGATGGATCGGCCATTGATGATAATCAGCTGGTTACCAGGTACGCAACCGTATCCGGGTCTGAATCCATTTTTGAATCTGTCAAAAAGGTCGTGCGAAACGGTAAAATCGTGCTGAAAAAAAAGCGCGTAAAAAAATACCGTATGACGGCGGCTCAACGGCAGGGGCTTAAAAAAGCCCGGCGGAAAAGTAACACGGCGGCTGCCCGGCGGAACCGTGCAAAGTCAATGCGAACCAGAAAAAAAAGAGGCATTTAATCCGTGGCGTTTATTTGGAAATCAGGGCTCACAATTGTGGGGAATAATGACCCGAGTGTGAGCCCTTATCTCAAAACCTGGATTAAACAGGGCAATGTACTTGTTTGCGGCGTCACCGGTGAGGGAACCAGTAAGGAAATTACTGCCAACTGGAATAGCCCGTTTGAAGAGGATTCAATTGGCGGGCATTTTCAAAAGGTCGGCGGGTTATTGCAGTATAAAACCGGCCGAACCAGTAAAAGCAAACTTGCAAGTGTGCAGATATGGGAAGGCAACCGGCCGCATATGTTTAGTTTGGTTCTGCGGTTTTATGCCCTGGCCGATGCAAAGGCCGAGGTTATGGACCCGCTTCGAGAACTTGAAAAAATGCTTTCTCCTGATGTTAACCCGATGGCACCCGCCGGCCGGATACCGCAACCGGTATGGCTAAATATCGGCCGGAACGCGATTTACGGGGATTGTATCCTTGCAAGTATGTCTGTGCCCTTGGACAAAGAAAAAACCCGGGAAGGCTATTTGGTCCGGGCTGAAACCACGTTGCAGGTTGAAACGAAGACCATGATGAACCGGTCTGAAATTGACGCTACCTACGGATAAGAAAGGCAAAATATGGATTCTTTTGGATCGGCCAATGTCGCATTGGTCAAAAAATCTTTAAATAAATTTCTCTCCATGGGGGAAAAGGCCACATCTGATGATTTCAGGATGACAGTGGAAGGATACTCTGAGCTTGAATTCTTGATTCAAACCGGACAACTTCCCCCGATCAAACGTGAAATGGTCGAAATTGTGGGGCCCCATGGCATGCAGGTGCAGCAACAGGGCAAAATTATCAATGCCCATGAAGTGCCTATCACCTTCATTGAAACCGTTTCAGGCGCCGTACTGGGTGTCTTGCGGGACTGGGTGAAAAACAAGAGGTATCTGACTGTCACGCTTGCCATGCTGTCTGAGGGCGATACTCAGTCCAGTAAAGCCGCTACGGTGCGGTTTGAAAACTGCTGGATCGAATCGGATGCCATTGAATTCTCAGTTGAAGACAACACGCCTTTAAAACCGGCGGCTACATTGCATGTCAACTGGGTGTCCTATTTTGATGAGGACGGCAACACGCTGAACTGGGGCGTTTAATGACTCCTGCCGAGATCATAGATCGGGCAAAACTCAAGTTTGATGTTCTGTATCATAGCAATCCTGCTAAATTGACGGCTATGATGCAGGACACCCTTGGCGTGTTTGAGGACAAAGCGGGCGCTATCCGATCCGTCCAGATTGCATCCCCGGAGACCAGTATTGAAAAGCCGGCGGATATGCTTGCGGTGTGCTGCGTGCATGATGGCAAGGGAATGTTTGTCGAGAGCACCACAACTGCAACGGATATTGTGATATCCGGGATTGTGGCGTATCCGGTGACCGTCAAGTACCTGGTTAATTTTCGGGATATGGAATTTAGTGTCAACCTGCCGGCCGAAAGTGTCGGGTTGATACAATCCCATTTCACGGCTCAATTGACTGTCCGGAACACGCGGCGGGAACGGGCGGTGGCGGTGGCCGCCGGATTACAGGTTGAATTGCCTTCAGAAGAGTCCTTGACGGCTAAGGTCGAAACAATCGAGACGGCCATGGAAGAAACGGCGGCTATCATCCCCATGATTACGGTGGTGTGATGGAAGATTTTAATAAATTGCGGTTGATGGCCGGGCGGCTGGTCGAAACCCATTTTCGGGAACCCTGGCAATTCCGGATTGAGATAGATCAGTATCCTCATGATGATTTTGACCTGTATGTCCGTGAAATATCCTATGGGCCTACCGAGATTGAAACGGATCAGGAAAAGGCCGGTATTCAAACCTTGACTTATCCCAGCGGTACGGCGCCCGTCACTGTCTCAATGACAATGCGGGATCATGAGGATATGCGGGTTTCAGATTGGTTTAATGCCCTGATAAAAAAAGTGATCAATTCAGACGGTACCGTAAATTTGCCGATTGATTATTGTGTCAGCTTCAAACGATTTTCCCTTTTACACGACAATACTGAAACCGAAACCGATAAATGGATGGTTTATCCTACTCAAATTGGGGATATCACCGAATCCAAGGACGGTGACGGGGTTTTGGAATTTCCAATAACTTTTATTCAATTTAGGTCTTGATATGATTTCACCTTTTAATTTACCCAGCAACCCGGAAAAAGAAATCCACTTGCGTGAGGCCACCGTGGGTGATGCTATGGATTTTTCAGATGTGGACGCGGCCCGGGAAGAGGCGGCCACCACGTTATTTTTAAATACTATCCAGGATAAGGCCACGTTTTACGATTCAAAATACTGGACCGGTGAGGATCGGCGGTTTGCCCTGGTATGGTATTACATGCATACCGAAAAAGACACCACCCTATCTGTGTCATACGATTGCGGGGCCTGCAGCAAAGAACATTCGTTTTCTTTTGATGTGAAGGATATAGCGGCCGAATATTCTGACATTAGGGGCAAGTCGGAGCGCGATATTGAGTTTGAAGGACAAAAGGTTATTGTCCGACCATTGAACGGCATATCCCTTGAAATGCTTGAAATTGAACGAATAGCCCTTGCAGATGCGAAGGCGCGTGCCGGGGAACAATCCGGCGGATATCGCAAGCAGGCGGCCCGGATTAAGTTGAAAAGCCTTCTCTGGTGTTGTGAATTTCCCGGCATGACCGGTGATGAAAAAGAACGGCTGGTCTTTACCTTTGGGGTAAAGAAACTTGAGCGTTTTCTTGATGCCGTCGGGGAACAATTGGTCGATATGCGCCATGGATTATTGACCGAATACGAAAACGGCAAGATTTTTCTGGTGTCCCCTACTCATGCCTGCCCTGAAAAGGAGGTACTGACCCGGGTTCGGGTCCCGTTTCGGCCTGGCGACTACATTCCCGAACTATAGTCGGGACGGCTGGACTATTATTATCAATAATCTTTGTTTGCACGCCCGGCAAACGATCCGGGGCGTGCTTGATTCCCCCAAAGATATTGCGCTGGCGTTGCATCGTGAAATAGAAAAGGCGAACCGGTGAAAGATCTAAAATCAATTTCCCTTCTAAAGAGTATCGACACGCGGCTTGACAAGCTTCTAAATGCTGTCATGTCGAGTTCAAAGGCCACTATCGGCCATATTCAAAAAGCTACCAAAAAGAGTGGACCATCGACCCGGCTTGCACGGAAAAAGCCCGTGACGGCCAAACTGAAGCGATCCACGGCCAAAAAATCGACCATTGTCATATCGATTGATGAGGTTGATAAGGTGTCCACAAAAAAGGTCGTTGCTAAGGCGGTCAAAAAAGTTGAACCCCTGCAAAAAAAGCAATCCACCGCAAAGAAAATATCGAAAAAGCCTATTGACCGGCAGGGCATTAAGCCCGTGCCGGCCGTAAAAAAAGCCTCGTCTGCAAACATTAATCAGGACCGGCAGGAAAAGACACAACAAAAAGCGAACAACAAGGGGTTTTTCAAATCCCTGGCCGCTTCGTTTTCGTCGGTCACCGGGAAAATAACGGGGCAGGTTAGGGAATTGACCGCCGGAAAGGGCGGCGTCGAACAAGGCCGGGATGCGGTGGGTATGGCTGCCGGCGGGCCGGTGTGGGGCGCAATCAAAGAAATGACCGAGTTTGTTTCTGATGTCCGGGGCGAACGGAGCATGACCGGGCGGATTGTCGGGAACCTGTTTAAACGGTTTGCCGGTAGGAAAGCGGCCGCCGATACTCCGGAAGGGTATAAGCCGGATAAAAACGGGAAACTTCGAGATAAAAAGGGGCATTTCCTGAAAGGGTCGGGAACTGTCGAGAAATCACCGGACAAAAAACAGGATAATAATGCCCTGTTCGATGATCTGTTCGGCAATGATGGACAAAAGGGCAAACCGGCCGGCCACCTTACCCGGAAAAGCAAAAAAAGAAGTGCCGAACAGCTGGGAACCGTCACAGACTCCATGAAGGTCAGTGAAAAGGCGGAGAAAAAACGGCATAAGGAACTTTTAAGCGCGGTCAAGGGAATCGATGCCGACGGGGACGGCGGCCTTCTAGGTAATTTGAAGGGCGGCAAGGGTATCTCCGGAAAAATAAAAGGCCTGCTGGGGCTGGGGGCTGCCGGCGGGGTGGCTACAAAGGGCGGCGGCATCCTGAGCAAGGTCCTTGGCGGTGGCAAAAAAGCCATGGGCGCAGTGAAGGGGCTGGGGGGCAAAGCGCTTGGGAAAGTCGGGGGCAAGGGGGCCTTGAAGGGGCTGGGTAAGGCTGGCGGCAAGTCGTTATTGAAAAAAATCCCTGTCTTGGGTCTTTTGGCGGGCGGTGGGTTTGCCATACAACGTCTGATGAAAGGGGACATGGCCGGTGCCCTTGGTGAATTAAGTTCAGGAGCGGCCAGCATGGTCCCGGGACTTGGAACGGCGGCATCTGTGGCTATTGATGCCGGACTCGTGGCGCGTGATCTGAAAAACGGTGAGGCAGATGAGACTGTAACGCCTCATGGACCGGATACCCGGGCCGAGATTGAACAGATCCGGGCGGCCAAGAAAAACAAATCTTTAAATAAAGGCAAAAAGAAAACATTACAAGCAGGGACAGTATCAGGCAAAAAAAGCAGTACGGTTCCCGGTAAAATTGGTAAGACAGTGTTACCCGTGTCGCCGATTAAGGCCCCGGCCGTGTCAAAAGCACCGGCTACGCAGTCTCAACCGGCGGCGGCGAAGCAACAACAACCGGTTATTGTGATAAAAAACGCGGAAAGAGAAAAAGAAAAAAAGAAATCTTTACCGCATAATATTCCAACTGAGTATGACGATACCGTTTTGACGCTAATGGCGCATGACCGATTATGAGCGAACTTAAAGAATATAACTGGTTGATGGTGTCATCCCCAAGCGAGGGGGTAAGTACCCACGATGACGGCGCGGCCATGGCCCAGCGGATTCTTGAATGGTTGGGCACTCCGGAGGGCAGCGTCGCGGACCTGCCGGACTGGGGCAATACGCTTTTTACGCTTAAACACGAGCCGACCGGTGTGGATCTTCAGGTATTTGCTGAAATGACCATTTTTGAGAAACTTATCAAAGATGTCGAGGATATTGATATTCGAAAAGTGAGCGTCGAATTTCCTGATATCGACATGGCCAAGGTTACCATTGCGTATGGTACCGAGACTCTTGAAGAGACGGTGATATTATGATCAGTAAAACCGAGGCAATAGCCAAGTTTAAGGAAATAATCGGCACAAAAGGGACATGGGGCCAGCTGGCTGCATCTCAATTTGTCGAACATCTTGCTATTTTTATGTCCTGGGCGCTTCGGCAAGCATTGTGGGCTATTGAAAGGGCCTTTCAGGAGTTTTTCAGATCCACAGCTATGAACCGGTCAAGCATTCTGGCCCACGTTGAGGATGAAAACTACATCCCTTTGAAAGCAACCCCGGCCACGGGGACATGCAGCATCACAAATAACGGAGCGGCGGCGGTGTCGCTGGATCTTTACCAAGCTTTCCTGTCATCCACACAGGAGGATTACATTTTAAACGAGGTTGTCGCCTTGGCTGCGGGCAGTACCGCTGCAGTCGAATTTAAGCAGTTTGAAAAAATGATCCTTCTGTATGCCGTTGATGAGGAAAAAGCCTTTTACGAGATCCTCTTCGATAAGGTGCTGTCCGGCACCATTCACAGCATGACCGTGTATGTGGATGACGTGGAATGGACGCTGGATAGTAAATTCCGAAACGCTTATTCAGACTCAAAATTTTACGATGAATTCTATTCACATACGGATCAAGTCGGCATCCGATTTGGTAACGGCATATTCGGACAGGTCCCGGCCCTTGATAGTGTGGTCCGGGTAGAATTATGGCTCACCAATGGCGATACCTACCTTGCGGAAAATCAGGCGCTTACTATTGTCGGTGAGGTCCTGGACGTTGCCGGGGACGCGGTTGACTTGGCCGTCATGAGCACTACTGCCCTGACTGGCGGCACTGATATGGAAGATACCGAAAGCATCCGGAGAAACCTTCAATATTGGCCCATCTATAATGATCAACTGGTTTGGGATAACGATTACATCTATTTTGTGAAACGAAGTGTGTCCGATATTATATGGATGAATGTTTGGGGTGAAAAAGAAGCCGAAGCCGAAGCGGGCGCGGCAAGTCTGGCTTTTATCAACACCATTTTCGTTTCAGCGTACCAGGCGGGCGGGGCCGCTATCGAGGGCACCGTCATTGATCTGCTGGAAGGCGCGGTTGAAAAGCTTAATCGCAAATTTGAATGGGTTGCCCCTTCTTTTGTAACGTTCACCGTATCGGTCACCGCAAAAGTCGGCAAATCACGCAATACGGCCGATGTCGAAACCGCTATTACTGAAATTCTTGCAACCAATTACGACAAGGACTCCGCAAACCGAAAAGACTTGGTTCTGCTAAGAGAGATTTACGCATTGATCGAGGGTACCGGCTATTTTACTGGCGTTGGGGAGTATTTTGAAGTCACGGCGGCCGGGGACACGACGGCGGATCTTCTCAAGGAAATGGTTTGTATTGATCTGGGCACTTCAACTTTTACAATCGGGTATTTATGATTGACTGGTTAAAAAAACGATTGGTCCCGGCTAAAGGGGATACCTCAAGATGGTCGGAACTTGCGGAAGCGTGTCAAACGTTTTGGGAAACGTATTTTGACCCTTATGCACAGCGGTTACTTGATCTGAGGTCAATTTACACGGCATGGGGCGATGATCTTGAAACGATCATGACCGAGCTGGGGGATTATTTCCGGGCGGATATCGGGGAAAGCGTCGACAGGCCTATTCAAATTGTGTGGCGACGGCTGGAATTACAGGGGAAAGAGACTAAAAACCTTGCTCATATGACTTTGAGGCGTAAGTTTTTAGGCCTGGATATCGAATGGGTGCCGCTTTATCACGAAAAAACCGCCGAGTACGGTACCGCTTTTAAAAAGCTCGAAGAGATAGAGTTCGCCGGGCTGGATGTGGCCGATTATTTTTTAACTTCTCACGGCAAGATTCAACTGGCATCCAAATCTTTGAATCAGCAAAATTTATCTTTTGCCGATTTCCTGGCGGCGGTCAAGGAAGAGCTTGAGCGTTTTTTACCAACCCATATTGTTTATGATGGGGCTGAATTAACGTCGGAGGAATTAAATTTGCCGATTTATTTTGGCGGGTTTGTGGTTGAAGGCGTCACAACTGAAATAGAAATGGATGCTTTTGTTTATTAAGGAGTAACAATGTCACAGTTTGGCAATTTTTTTATAACCGATGCCGGCGCGGACCTGCTGTCAAAGGTCCAGGCAGGCGGAACGCTTCAGTTCAATCGTTTGGCTATAGGGGATGGGACATGGCCTGATGCCGGCGCGGACAATTCGGCCATGACCGGCCTTTTAAGTGAAAAGGTCACCATGGGCATCCAAACCCTGACGGCGATAGGCGGCGGAAAGGCCAATTTAGCCTCTATTATGATGTATGCCGACCTGCTGTCTACCGGTTTTTATGGCCGTGAATTGGGGTTATTTGCTCAAGATCCGGACAATGGAGAAATTCTATTTTCGGCGGCTTATTCCGGGGATCTATCCGACTGGATACCGGCCACAACTGAGGTCCCGGCCTATGAGCATGCTTATAACCTGGGAATTGCTATAGGAAGTGCGACTACATTGACCGTACAGGTCGACCAGACGATTGTTACCGCTACGGTACAGAATCTTAACGATCATGCTGCCCTGACAGACCCGCATAGCGCAACCAGCGCGGCCACAGCCAGTCGCCTTGTTCTCAGGGATACAAACGGCCGGGCGCAGGTCAATGCGCCTGCTGTTGCGGCGGATATTGCACGTCTGGCCGAAGTGGACGCGGAAGCTACGCTCAGGGGTAATGCCGATAGTGCAGAAGCTTCCACACGGCAATCCGCTGACAGTACGCTCCAAGAAAATATTGATTCGGAAGCTACGCTCAGGGCCAATGCGGACATTGCCCATGCTGCTTTAACCCACCTTGCGTTGGGGGAGACTTCCGCTATGGCCTACAGGGGCGATAGAGGCAAGGTAGCTTATGACCATCGCGCTTTAACGAATAACCCGCATGCTGTGACGGCTGCGCAACTTGGAGCGGCTGCGATTCTTACACAAATCAAAACCGTTGATGGCCCTGGTACCGGCCTGGATGCTGATTTGCTGGACGGAAAACATGCAAGCGAATTCTGGGATGATGCCGCCGGGGTATGCAGCCTTGCATCTAATGGCTACCAGAAATTTCCCAGCGGACTTATTCTCCAATGGGGTGTAAAAGATTATGTCCATTACAGTACTGATGAGGAAGTAACTTTCCCAATCGCCTTTCTTAATGCTTGTTTACAGGGCTTTACGGTACAAGGGGCAAAGGTTGGTATCGAGACGTTTTTCGGTGGGGCTGTTTATAATTTGACCAAAACTCAAATGACGCTTTTTAATATGGCAACCACCAACGTGATAATGCGTTGGTTTGCAATTGGTTATTAAAAAAGAGAGGGTTTGATGGGACAAAAACACGCTACATTCAACGACAATGGGGTTCCGGTGGCTTTTTACAGCACGGAAGTCCATGGGGAACTCAATGCGCCCGGATGCATGATCCCGGATAATGCCGAAGCTATCACTACCGGCGATTGGAAAAAATATATATCCGGTAATTATTACCAGTCGAAGGGTGCGTGTACGCTTATTCCGGCTCCGGTTGAAAGCCTGGAAGATACCAAGAGTGCGGCATACCAAAGGATCAACATAGCCCGTCTTAAAGTGGTGGATGGGGGCGTCGAGTGGAATGGCTATATCTGGGATTCTGACGAAACCAGCCGAAACAACTTGACCGGTTCGATTTCCGGGTTTCAAGCGGGATTGTTCGCGGCCGATCCGGAGACAGGCATCGTCATTACCTGGCGGACAGCGGATAATCAGGATATCGAATTAACTGCGGTTGAATTGTTGGGCATGGCGGGCGCCATGCTGAACCACGTAAACACTCAATACCAAAGATCATGGGTACTGAAACAACAAATAAATGCCGCGACCACGGTCGAAGCGGTGGCGGCGATCATCTGGACCTAAAATCAATGTGCATGAAAGGACGTTTTTATGAAAACAATCGGTTTTGTAAATTTTAACCCCAAGGGCCTGAAACCCTTGACGGATGAGCTTGAAAAGAAACACAAGCTGCCCGTTGTCGATGTGAAGGCGCCCAACATGCCAAAGCGTGAGGACGGGTTCCAGGTCAAGACGGCCACCTTTACTTTTGAGAGCGGTCAAAAAATGGTCCTGAAGATCAAGGCGAACGGTACTATTTTTCAGGTCCGGCTTAACGGTAAGGTTATTCCGGTGAAAAACTCTGAAGACTTGCACGTTCCCCAGAATTTCAAAAAAGCCGTCAAGGAAATGGCGAATTTTGTCAAGAAAAACGAGCCCGCCTACACAAAACAGAAGGCCAAGCGATTAAATAAGGCGGTGGGCCCCAAACCGAAGCGGGTTAGCGCGAGTGTAGCCAAACAACTTTCTTTCAAGAAATCTTTATTGGAAGATTTAAAGGCGGAGGCCACCGAACTGGGGCAGGAATTGACGGAACAAAAAGGCGTTGCCGACACAAAGACGTCAAACCTTGAAGCCTTGAAAGCCGAACTTAAAACCGAACAGGACCGTAACGAGGCCCTGCAAACCGAATACAATCAACTGTTGGAGGCAGCATAATGAATAATCCCTATGCCGATGGCACAAAAGTTACCCTGGGGCTGGATCTGTTCGCCCGTGGGTTCTCTCAAAAAGAACTGGATGCCGCTTATTATGATTTAACGGCGGATCCGGATCAAGAAAGCCTGTTGTTTGAAACCGCTTCTTTTCAGGACATCGATGACGAATACAACCCGGGCGAACTGGAAATGATTCTTGAATCGATTCGGGTTAAGAAATTCTCACAGACCGCTTCAAAAATGAAAGCCCTGGTACGGGTTCTGAATAAAAACGCCAAAAAAGAGATTACGGCGGAACCGGCCATGATCGGAAAGCCCCGAAAGTCGGGTATGTTTGCGACTGTCACGGTGCAAATTCCTTTCACTGATGGGCAGGTCCTCAGTATTGTTTTTCATAGCCCCGGCGGTGATGAGCGCAAGATCCTGGCTGATGACGCGATTATCGCTTTTCGCTGGTTGCTGAACAAAAGGGATATCACACACGCGGTATCACCGGAAAAGGGCCAGAATGTAAGCCTGGAAAAGATCAGTAAGCGGATAATGCAGATCACGGCCAAAAACTCCGAGATATTCCAGAAAAAACAGTCTGAAATCAAGGCACAAAAAACGGAACTGGCCGAAACGACCACGGCTATTGATACGCAGGAAAAGCAGAAACAAGAGACCCTGGCCACGATCACCGAAGTTAAGGCGCAGGCCGAAACCGCTGATGAGGATATTGGTGTCCTGCAGGCCCGTATTGAAAAGCTCAAAGAGGACAATGCCGACCTTGAAAACTCTCTTGAGGCTTTAAAAAAGAAACGGGCCGAAGAAAAAGTGAGAAATGACGCGATTGATGAAACGAAACGGCTACAGGCATTGGGCGCAGAGCATGTCCCGGGCCTTCGCTTTCAGGATACGGAAGATGCCGGCCGAACATGGGAGTATTTTCAGTCGGGCAATCTGACGCAGGACCAGTGGGACAGCTATGTCAAGGATTTGTATAAATCCGGAAAAGCTACGGAACCTGAAATTGAAAACATCGATGATATTAAATGGGATGATCTAAAAGAACTCTTTACCTCCGCAAAAACAGAGGCAAGGCGTGAGGTCATAAGGGGTGAAATAAAAAAACGTACTGAAAATCTTGGCGGTTTATCCTTGGCGGAACTTCGGACGCTTTACAAAAGCACTGAATCCCGGGACAAACAAGATGCGGTGCTTCAGGAAATTGAAAAACGTGTCGCTAACGGTGAAGATGATGTGTCGGAAACCGAATCAAATGCCGATAAAATAAAAGGCATTCTCATCCTTGGTGACCGTCCCACCGAGGCACCTGTCGGCAGTCTGATTTTTAATGCCCCCCGGCCCATTGTCGGGCATGAAGAGTGGCAGGGTGACTTTGCCCATGGCCGTTTCTATACCGCCGTCGATCCCAAGGGGGACCGGGCGGATTGGATGATTGAAGAGAACCGCAAGATGGACGCCTATGTCGCTGAATTTCGAAATAAGGCGGAAACCTTGGCACTTGCAAAGGCCTGGTTCCGGGCAGAATATCCGCAATATGCCGACAAACAAGAGGCCCGGGAAGATTCAGATGAAGATTATATCCGGTCTTTCCATGCGCGTATGGAAAAAATCAAGACATACGGGGAACTCAAAAAGGTACTTGCTATATACGGTGCCATGGTCGGCAAAACGGGCACCGAACCCGAGCCCGAAAAAGAAACGGTCTCAATCCTGCCGGCAAAAGAGCAGAAGGGAAACCCGGCAAAGCGGGCGGCCAGAATCCTGCATAAGCTGAAGCTGGAAGCCCGGGCCATGAAAAACGACTTTCATGTGAAGCTGAAAAACGGGGCCTGGATGGATTTATCCATTGAAACCCATGATACCGACTCCATGGATGGTGACGGCGGCAAGCGGATCTATTTCACTCAGTACATAAAAGAGGGCGGTGACCTGATTATTGATTCTGAAATGGTTTTTGTCACCAATGCCTATACCGGATACCTGAAGCTTGCGGAGATCGGTTATCGGGGACCCATGGGCGAAGTCAGAAAAACCAATATCGGGCGGCCGGAAAGCAGCTGGGCAAACATGTTCTCAAAAAATTTGATTGATCAGGGGTATGACAAAGCGTCACCGGCCGAAGTCGAGACTGAAACCAAAAATCTGAAGCAACTCATTGCCAAAATAAAGGAAGAAAAGGATCAGAACAAAAAGGCTGACCTTTGGTATGACGCCGATCTGAACACTTCCGAAGGCAATCAGGCCGTCAGGGAAATGGTGATGTCGCTTCCGGCTGGACAGTACAAGCTACACAGCCGGGAATATGGCACAAATCTCGTAGACCTTATGTATGAGCTTTACGGAAAAATGCCAAGTAATATGGTTGATGAGCCGTTGCTTTTAGGGTTGACAACGACAAATCCCGAAAAAGTGAATGCTACATTCACTCACGACATGGATTCGGTGACCATAAATAGCGACAAAGCCAATGCTCCGACGATTGATGATGTCAAGGCATGGATGCGGACAAATACCAGCCTTGACCTTGACACCGAGGACCCTGAAAACGGTGAAATAGCGTATTCCACCAGGCAAAGTGGTGATGTCGGCAACGAGACACCGGGAAAAGGCGACATCGAATATGTAGGTAAAATAGCCAAAAAGCTTACAGCGCAATTCCCTGGTGTACAGACTTCTCGGGAAACGGTTGATGAGTATGTGATACTTACCATTTCCGGTTGTAAGCCCGAAATCGGCACGGGGACCGACCCCGGGCCTGATACCAAGATCGATCCCCCCGATATCCCTGAAAAAATGGTGTCAATTTTAAACGCTTTCGATGCCGGTAACATGGGTGAAGCTGATTATTCGGAAGCTTCGTACCAAATCGTGGATGAATTCACGGCGGATGAAGTCAAGGATGCCAGCGGGATATTGAAAAATTACACTGAATCCGATTCCTACCGGGCCATGTCTGAGCCAGAACAAGACAAGTACAACCACTGGGCGCAGGTTTTATTTATGGCCATGGTCGCTATGAATAAAGACATAAATAAACCGGATCCTGAACCTGAACCCGGCCCGGACCTGGACGAAGGCACTTTGCAAATAGCGGATGATCTTCTGTCCGGCGCATATGATGACATCCCCATGGACGAGCTGTCAGACCTCATTGAGCCGATCTTCGACCTTGACGAAGGTAAGTATATGGACCTGATGGAAAAAGTTGATTCTTACGCAACTGAGCTAACCAAAAAGAAAGCGCAGGCCGCATAAAAGAACCTTAAAAGGTGCCCGTGGATTATTCCCGGGCACCTTACCCGGGATAAAAGGAGTATGAGAATGGCGTTATCATTTAAAGAACGGAACAAGATCCGGAAACAGATCGGACAGCAAACAGCACAGCTTGAAGGGGCCGAAGGGCTTACTTTCAAGGAAAAAAACCGTATCCGGAAAGAAATAGGCCAATTGCTTGCACAGCTGGAAGCTGAAATTGACAAAAAACCCGAAGTCAAAAACGAAAAACTGACGGCCCTTATCGCCGGCAAGTATAATACCGAAAAGCCTGAGCGTTTCTTGGTCATTTTGCAGGAAATCGTTGACGAAATACAGGACATCGAGCCCGTAAAAGAACCTGTCATTCAGTACATCGAAAAATATGAAGAGAAAAAAGAATGAAACGATTTTTTGCCGCGGCGTCCATAAACTCCACCGATGCTGATTCCATTCAGAAAGTACATGTTGATCCGGTAACCATCCTGATAGACGGGGATGTTTGCCTGGTCGGCACGTCTTCTCAGTTTGAAACTTATGTACTGGATGCGGATTCGGGGCAAGCGGAGTCGTCACAAGACGTTCTATTGCCCTTTGGTGAAACTGGGCCCAAACGCTGGATACGACACGTTGACGCGGATATTGTCGATGCCGTGTTGAAAAAGCATGAGCATGCCAACAAAGCCCTTATCGACACCTATAGCCAGACCAATGCCAATATAGGCGATGCTATCACAAAGAAGCATGCACAGCTTTGTGCATCTGCCGATTTCACCAAGCTTGGTGGTATTGAGGTGGGGGCCAATAAATACGTCCATCCGGCTGCCCATGTGATTACAGAAGTGACAGGCCTTCAAACGGCTTTGGATGGAAAATCTGATGATGGTCATATCCATGATGGCCGATATTACACCGAAGCCGAAACAGACCAGAAGATTGCAGCCCTTGTCGAATCCGCACCGGAGACCCTGGACACTCTAAACGAGCTGGCCGCGGCACTGGACGATGATCCAAATTTTGCAACCACTGTTGCTACCCAGATCGGGACAAAGGTTGATAAAGTCGCTGGCAAAGGCTTGTCTACAAACGATTACACGGACGCTGAACAGACAAAGCTTACGGGGATTGCGGCGGGCGCCCAGGTTAACACAATCGATGCCGGTGGCGGTTTGGCCGCTTTGGACGCCACGGCCGATACAAAGCTTGAGGGGATTGAAACGGGGGCTAACAAATATGCTCACCCTGTAACCCATCCGGCCGGTATTATCGTGCAGGATGCGGCCAACCGATTCTTTACTGACACTGAGCGAACAAAGCTTACAGGGATAGCGACGGGCGCTAATAAGTATGTCCACCCTACCGCCCATACTATCGCGGAGGTAACCGGGCTGCAAGGTGCCCTGGATGGCAAATCTGACACGGGACACGGTCATGCTATTGGAGACACATCCGGGTTACAAACAGCCCTAGACGGGAAGTCTGCTACGTCTCACAACCATGATAGCAAATATTTAGGGATATCGGCAAAGGCCGCTGATTCGGAAAAGTTGGATGGAGTTAACGGGGGTGATTTCCTTAAAAAGTCGGAGGATTACGTCGCTGGCCACCATGCTGAAGGTCGGGCGCTAATAAGTGCATCTCTTACCAATGATTTCGGCAACCTTCGACATAGGGGCGGTGAATTTATTTTCACGAATATTTCCCCCGGTGACAATACAATTGATTATATGTTTGATGGGTTGTCTACTTTTCTTTCTATGGCAGTGGCTTCAACCACCTTCCCGGTTGTCATTGAGTTTACGTTACCAAGGAAATTAACATATAGTGCTTATATAGGTATCGGCTTCGGCAGCACCAGTTGGAGGACCAACGGTGTAAAAATAGAAGCCTTCAGTGAAGGTGGCTGGGTCACGGTGGTGGACACTATAACCAATTCTTCAGAAGATATCTTCGCACAGATTCCAGGGAATTCCAGCATAGGCACAACCAAAGTCCGATACACGTTGACCGACCCAAACACAACGTCAGTTCGCATCTGCCACTTGTGGGGCTATAACTATAATTCGGCAATGTGGTCAGAGCTTCAGATGCCCCGCGTTGGTGGTAAAATGTATGGCAGTCTGGAAGTGGAAGGGGATGTAACGCTATCAGGCACCGTTGATAGTCGAGACCTTACCGCAGATGGCACAAAGCTTGATGGCATAGCGACCAGTGCCAATCTTTACACACACCCAGCAAATCACCCTGGATCAATCATAACCCAGGATTCAACTCACAGGTTTGCAACGGATACGGAAAAAACAACCTGGAATGACAAGAGCAATTTAGCCCTGGGCGAAACGTCAGTTACAGCATATCGAGGTGATAGGGGCAAGACGGGATATGACCATTCCCAGGTTGCACACGCACCGACAGGCGCCCAGGTTAATACCATTGACGCTGGTGACGGCTTGGCGGCGTTAGATTCGGCGGCCGATACCAAGCTTGACGGGATTGCGACCAGTGCAAATAACTATTCTCACCCGGCAACCCATCCGCCGTCAATCATTGTTCAAGACATAACGAACCGATTTGTAACAGATGCAGAAAAGGCAGCGTGGACAGCTAAAAGCGATTTAGCTTTGGGAGAGACTTTATCGACCGCTTACCGTGGGGATCTTGGTAAACTTGGGTACGATCATTCAAAGATACTCCATGCCCCCAGTAACGCCAATTATTACGAGCATCCTGCAACTCACCCAGCAAGCGTTATCGTACAAGATGCCAGTAATCGGTTTTTTACGGATACTGAACGGACCAAGCTTACGGGCATTGCAACCGGCGCTAACCTTTATTCTCACCCGGCGAACCATGCAATCGCAGTTATTACCGGCCTCCAAACGGCCTTGGACGGTAAGTCAGCTACAACCCACGTCCATGATAGCAGGTACTATACGGAATCAGAGGTAAATGCCCTTTTGGCTGGTATTGGTGGGGGCGCTAAGTTTAAAACAGGTCAGTACACGGGTAATGGGTCTACCAGTCAAGCCATCACGGGGGTTGGGTTTACTCCAAGATACGTGGCCATTAGATACCGAACAACGAGCTCAGCTGACGGCGCTTACTTCATCCGCACCGATCAAGAAATAACTGATTATTGTATGGTGATTAAAGGAGAAATTGATGCCCTGGAAGTTCCTTTAACTCAAATGTTAGACGACTGTATCATTTCTTTGGATGCTGATGGCTTTACAGTGGATGATATTGGCAACCCTGGTGACCCCAACTACTCCGGCAGAACATACATTTACGTTGCTATAGGATAAAAATATTATGAAAGCATTTATCAGAGTAAACCAGGACAACGAAATAGTCTGTAGAGCAACTGAAACGTGCAATCTGCATGGCGAAGGCACAGATTATCTTGTTGCCGATGAATCGGCAAATCCCGGGTATTCATGGACTCCCGAGTATGAAGATCAAGGTGTCACCGTGGGGGTTTTAGGCCCTGACCCTATGGAAATTGTTTTGGCGAAGAAAGCAAATGAAATTAAAACCGCCTTTTATACGGCGGCTGCGCAGCCGGTACCCATTGAGGTCAACGGAATCACATTTCAAATGGATGGCAAAAAAGACAGTGGGCGGCTCCTGAATGACGGTATTACGTTGGCTGAGTTGGCCGGAGAGACTACCATTGACGTCATTGATTATTACAATGTGCCGCATTTCGGGATTTCCCTGGTTGATGCTAAGGAGATCGCTAAACAACAAGCTCTTGCGTTCAGAGCTAATTATTACATTCGCGCAGGTTTGCGTTATCAGGTTGAGGTCGCGCCTGATGTTGCTACATTGACTGCGATAACCTGGCCTACCTAATTAGCCAACGTAAAGAGGCTCCATGACAGTCACATTTAAAGATACCGCATCCACCATATGGCAGAATCAGGAGGTTACATTCTATGGCCGTCAGGTTGATATTGAGGGTTCTGGTAGCTGTTTGGATTTTTGCACAAGTTTGAGTGATATCAGTAAGGTTACAGGCTTGATAATCGAGAATTCCCAGTTTGATTTTCAAGCAGACATAAGCGCTTTGACGAAACTGGTAGACCTCACGGGGGCCGCAAGTCAGCTTGATCTGCAAGCCGATACGAGCGTTTTGACGAAACTGGTAGGCCTGGCAGGTGGCGCAAACCAGTTTAGCTTTCAAACCGATACGAGCGATTTGACTAAGCTGGTAAGCTTGGTGGGCGGCGCAAGTCAGATTGGTTTTCAAACAGGTGTGAGCGATTTAACAAAGCTGGTGGACTTGGCGGGATCTGCATGCCGGTTTGATCTCCAAACAGGCATGAGTGCTTTAACAAAGCTGGTAGATTTGACGGGATATCCAAGTCAATTTGATTTGCAAACCGATATAAGCGCCCTCATAAAGCTGGTGGACATGGTAGGCGATCCCAGCCAGTTTGATTTCCAAGCCGGCATAAGCGTTTTGACAAAACTGGTGGACCTGGCGGGCAGTTCGATCCAGTTTGATTTTCAAGCAGGCATAGGCGTGCTCACGAAGTTGGTGGACATGGTGGGCGATCCAAGCCAGTTTGGTCTGCAAGCCGGCACGGGATCACTCACGAAGTTGGTGGACCTTGCGGGCAGCTCGAACCGGTTTGATTTCCAAACAGGTATGAGCGCTTTGACGAAGCTGGTAACTTTGACGGGGGGTTCAAGTCAGTTTGATTTCCAAGCAGGTGTAAGCGCACTCACGAAACTGGTAGCTTTGGCGGGGGATGCGAGTGTATTCGGCCTGTATGCTGGGCCGAGCGGGTTGGTGCGTATCCGTTCCATAACGGGTGGCGCAAGCTTGTTTCAAAATGAGATCAGTGGAAGCGTACTTACCTTATTGTGCAACGTGACAGGCGGAGCCAACAAATTCGATTTTTTTGCCAGTCACAGTATGTTGACAAAACAGGTCGCTTTAATAGGTGCCCCTAATATATTTAATCTCCAGGGCAGTGTATCGCCCTTAACGTTCGTGGGGAATCTTTTAGCGGGAGATGGGCACTTTGCCTTTGCATCCGAGGAAAGCACTCTCAGTAAGCTTGTGGAGCTTGTGGGCGGGGGTTCTTGTATTGATTTCTTGGGCGATACTTCGCGCGTAACGGCTTTATGCAATATCGTGCCCGGGTTGTCGGTTTTGGAAATGGGTTTGAGTGCCGGCGAAGTGGCAAAAATGGCACTTATTTACCCGGATTCGTCAGTTTTTAACATGCTTTCGGGCTCAAGCGCATTGTCCGCGCTCAAGCCGATTTTCCCCGGCAATAGTTGTTTTAATTTTGAAGGCAAGGGCAGCAATATCATATTTTGGTCATATCCGCTCAATGCATTTGTTGCACAGCAAGGGGTTTATGCTTTTGTTTCAATAAAAAATAGTATTTTTCAGCATACGGCTACAGCGCCAGGCATTTTTGTGTTCACGGCTAATACTGAAAATTTTAATAGAGTAGGTAATTTAATCAATTTTTGTCGTAAAATTAGGAAGTAAACAACTTTAAGGAGTGTCAATTATGGGACGTTGGGCATCAGATTCAGTTATAGACGCATCTTTGGACAAAATGTCAGAGGCAAACCTTTTGATCGCCTGTTCGCAGCAACCGGCTAATCGCGTAGAAGCGGTAGGCACATATGCTATTGCCGATGTCGTATTAGCCGCCGAGGATTTCAGCAAGGCGAATGATACCAGCGGTAGGATATTGACAGTCGCAGGGAAGGCGCTGGTCGATGTTGATACAGACGGGACAATTACGCATCTGGCTCTTTGTGACGAAACCGAATTGCTGTATGTCACGACCACCAACAGCAAAATCGTTGAAATTGGTGATAAGGTTAATATTGGCGCCTTCACCGCAAACCTCAAAGACCCTGTAGCGATTTCATAAGGTGACGTGATGGCTGATTTTCCGCAGGACATAATCGAGTTACGGTATTTTTCCGATAATTGGGGGCCGTTCTCGTTCGATTTTGGCAATCACTTGCCGCCGGGATCGAATCTTAGCCATGTTGATCTAAAGGCTTATGCCGGTGCTGTCAATCCGGCGTCGGATTTGTCTGAAGCTACTGAGATCACGAGCGAAATTATTGATAGCGATATGTTACCGCTAATCGACAAGAACACTGTGCTGGTGTATTTCAAATATCCGACATTGGGCGAATTGAAAGGGATAAAAGCTACATTGTTGTTCGAATTTACCCTGGATACGACTGCCCGGCATGTGGCTTATTTCCAGTATGTCAAAATAATATAAATGTGGAAAACGTGAAAGCCAAAGCCGGTTATAAAAAACAAAAGTCTGAAAGCTCAACCGGCAAATGGTTGAAACGATATTTTGAAAAACGAACTTGTCGGAAAAGAATAGGAATTGGTGTAAATGCCGCTTAAACTCAAAACGATTTCCCCCCGAAATAGAGTGGAAAAAGCAAAAGGTTTCCCGGATATCCGAAGGATTATCTGCCAGCGTTTTGAAATCAATGAAAATATGTGGCAACTTTCCGCCGATGCCGGTTTGAGGGCTATCCGGGGGCTAAAGCGGGCGGAACAAAGCACAGACCCCCTTGATAGGGCCTTGCAAGGGGAAAGCTTGTTCCGGGCAATGCCAATGCCGGATACGTTTGAAAATATGGGCGTCGATATTGACGACTTCAAGCACAGGGCAAAAGCCCTTTACCCCAAGGGTGAAAAAAACGGTATAGAATCGGATATTGGGACTATCGCTTACCAGCATTACACCGAAGCCGGGGCACTGCCAGGGGATGTTTTAAGTCTTGTCGACACGATTAAGGCGGCGGATAAACAGACCAGCGACAAGATAAAGGAACAAGGGGAATTAGTTAATAAAAATTACGGAAAACTGAATGCGGCTATCGCAGAATACCGCCGGGATGCAGGGTGGGACCGAGAACGGGCGAAATTCTACAAGGTACACAGCGAGGATGTGGCGCCCCGGGCGGATGCCGGCACCGAATTTCAGGATGGCCGGATAGATAGAATCGAGTTTAATAAAAAAATAGCGGCCCTTAACGAAAAACTCCGAGCGGCGACCCGTGCATGGAACGAATTTGCTAATAAAGTACAGGCACACGAAATAGGCCTACATAGTAAATACGTTGGGAATAGTGAACATGTGCAACAAGAAACCGATAACAAGGAAATGGATGCAGCATTACAGGCGTTTTATGCTAAAACGGTATCCGTGGCCTTAGAATCATCCCCCATATCTGAAAAAGACGCGCAGGACTGGGCCGGAAAGCAAGTGATCGCTCCGGCCTTGAAAAGCAGGCTCAAAAAGTCGGGTTATGGTGAGGCACAATTTAAGGATGATACGGCTGAATTTTATCGGTTGTGCGGCGGCCGGGTTGGGACAATCGAGTTTAAAACAACCAGGAAAAAGCGGTCATTTGCAATGGTCGAAAGTAACCAGGTCCATTTAAGCGCAAAGTCCGATAAGCGGACCATCTTCCATGAAATGGCCCATCTACTTGAAAACCAGCCAGTTGTTAAGGCGGCTAATAACCGTTTTATAGATAAAAAAACAGGCGGTCGTCAAAAAATGGCGTCGCTCCGGTCGTTAACCGGGAACCGGGGGTATAAGTCGAACGAAAAGGCGTTTGTTGATCATTTCTTTGATCCGTATGTCGGTAAATATTACCCGGGCGGAATAACCGAAGTGGGTAGCATGGGGTTCCAGATGTTTGCAGACCCTAAAAAAATGGCAATGCTTTATGACCAGGACCCGGAAATGTTCCAATACATTTTAGGGGTGGTTCGTAGTCCGATGACCAGCGTCGAGAAAGAAGCGGTTGACCTGATGGTAACGAAACGTCAAGAAAATATTGACGCGGTTGCGGTCGGTAAAAAGTTTTATGCGGCACTGGATAAAAAAAGTAAGAACATAGATAAAATAATCGAGGGGTCGTATTATCGGTTTGAAGGAACGTTGAGCCGGTTCAGGGTGATGTTTAAGGATGATTATATACTGGCTGCCACGGTTACCAAGAAAATAGCGCAGCAATTTTTATATATGTACTTGTGGCAGCTGTCTATATCCCCAAGGGTAGGCAGGCCAACTGACTCTAATTTGGAATATTGTATTAAAAACAATATCATCCCCCATACACTCAAGATCGATGACAGATACAAAACAATCCCAGATATCACCGTCTTGGACGTGGATAAAATGCCAAAAGATTTGGCTGAATTTACTGCCGGGGCTGATGAATTTATCAAATGGTTGAAGGGCAAAGCGTTCAGTCTTTCCCCGTATTCGTATGATACCGAGAATTATGAATATTCCAAGGGCGGCAAATCCATCATGGCTAAAGTGCGGCGGGGGGAACACGGAACCGTTTTAATAGAAGATAGAACGGACTTCGAGAATTTAAGCGTGGACTCTTTGTATCGATTTAGAGAAAAATCCGTAAAAGAAATATTCAAATCGGCCAGGGCTGATATCCAAAAGATAATAGGGGACGAATAATGGAATCTGAATTTACAGACGGCTTTTCGTACCAGTTTGAGTTAAAAACCCTGGCAGGCCCTGGGGTGATAACAGTTGCCCCGACACAATGGGATGAACCGGGGAAAATCACCATTGAAGATTATGGGTCCAGTGACATCCATTATTGTATTTCGAGCCTTTTTGACAAACACGGTTTCGGCATGACCGGTGTTTGTATGCAGATGGGTACTGAATCCCCTGTTGACATCAACCGTGTGTTGCAGATGTACGCGGGAAAAGAAGGGGAAATGGTCCTTTCTTACGATTTAATCGGGTTTAATCCTGATGAAATGGCCGAAGGTGGCAGCGTTCTTGAAAGCGCGGTCACTTTCAAAGAGAAAAAATTCACACTGCAGGACCGGTATCAATTCCAGGGCCTGCCCATTTCCATTGAAAATAAAAAAGGATCGTATCGAACCGGTATGTATCCGGACGGCCATGAATGGAAAACCTTCATGTATTTTGATTATGGGTATATCCGGAAAACCAAGGGTGAAGACGATGAAGGCATTGACGTGTATGTGGGTCCGGACCGGACGGCAAAACACGTTTACATCGTGAAACAGCATAAAATTGAAGCGGTCAAGAAATGGGAGGGCGCCTATTGCCCTAAATGCGGTGAGCATGCCCGGGATTGCGCCTGTAAAGAATTTTTCGACGAAGATAAGGCGTTTGTAGGCTTCGGGAATAAAGAGGCCGTTATCAGCGCATACGGCAAGCAATACGACTCCCCTCTTTTTATCGGGCCGATATCCACCATGACGGTCGATGATTTTAAAAAACTGATGACCGGGCCAAAAGAAAAGGTGAAAGTCCCTTTGCAATTTGTGTCTGAATCAGCTGGGGATTGGCGGAGCGTCATAAGAAACGCGGAGACGTTCTCTTCCATCGTGGCCGTTTTTAAAGATAAAATGATTGGCCCGGCGCCCGAGCAAGAAAACACATCCGCCGAGGAAAGGGCAATAAACCGGCCGATCCTGAACAACTTTTTCAAGGGCGTGAAGCTGAAAAAGGCTGAATACAAGGTGTTTGAAATTGGTGAAGACAATAAACCCGCGTATCGGCCGGTAACCGGTTGGCGGTATGGTCATTTTGCGACACAAAAGGTCGACGGAAAATGGGTAACGACACATATCAAGACAGGGCAGGGCGTGGGGAGAGTCCAGGGGAAAAAGCTTGATGCCGTCGAACACATGTGGCGCCTTGAAAAGCTGGGGTCTGAATGGGATTTCGATAAGTCTGAAGATATGCCTGAAGACCTAGCCCAGCACGCCATGGAAATCCGGGATGACATCGAAAATGTTAGGTTGCCGGCCGAATTGATACCGGCTGAAACACCAGCACCGGCACCGCAGGGGAGCGAGACCCCCCTGTATCACGGCAGTCCGGTAAAAGACCTGAAAACGATACAGGCGGGTTCATGGTATAGCCCGGTAAAGGCTTTAGCGGCGGCGTTTGCCCGGGGCAGGGGAAACAAAAAAGATCCTGGGCAGATATACGGCGTCAATATGGACCTGGGCGGCTACCAATGGGCCGATTTAACGGCTTTTGGGATGGATGAGTATGTCACACCAAAACAAATGGCCGTTGCCACTGGTGTTGACCTGGCGGAACTCATGCAGGCATTTCAAAAAGAATCCACATTGAAGGATACTCTTGAAGATGGCCTTATCGCATTGCGCCATCTTGTTGACCAAAAGCCGATTATGGACTTTTACAAGGCAAAGGGCTTTGATGGATTCAAGGCAAAGGAAGGGTTAAAGTCACCCACTGATTATATCGACACCTATAAATTGTTTTTCAGCCAAGCTTTATAACCCGGGCCCGGATCGTGGGCAGGGCGGTTTTTATCAAAAAAATGTATCGTTTTAACTTTATTTAAAGAAAAAAAGTTTAAAAGGGAGTACAATGCCTAAAATAAAAGGTTTTTTCCAGGATGCGGTTGGCAATTTTTCAATGATGCGGCTTTTGTCCTTCATTATCACGATCACGGTAATGTTGATTTGGGCCGTGGAATGTTTGCGTAAAAATGAATTTCTTGGATGGGGGGACAGCCAAGTTTACATACTTATCGCGTGTATCGTTCCCACTGTCCTACAAAAGCTGGTGGAATCCGGCGGGCTGCAGTTCCTATTCGGCAGCAAAAAGGCGACTAAATGAAAATCCCATCTGTACCAGACATTATTAAGGCCATGAGGAACAAGGGCTATACCGTCTACAGCGATCCGGACGGTTATGACCTGAATATAGTAGGCATCCGGGCAAAAAACATTTTTGCAAATCGGTTTGATGATCTGCTGACGGTGTTTTATCGGTTTCAAGATCAGTGGGGTTATGTAGCTTTCCCGGCAACGACCGACCCGGGAACATATTGGTTGGAAAATCCCATGGTGAAACTGGGCACCGCCATTCTTGCCCCGGGACAATACCGAGCTGCATACAAAATAGGAAAACACCATGGCAAATATGATGCGTTGGTACAGACCAAGCCTGTCACGGTTTTTAGGGACCGGAACCGGGATAATAGGTTGGATGTCAAGGACGCCATCACGGATACCGGCATGTTCGGTATCAACATTCATCACGCTACACGAAAAGGCAAATCGAACAATGTCGAAAAGTGGTCGGCTGGTTGTCAGGTGATCCAAAATTCAAACGAATTTGAAGTTCTCATGTCATTGGCCCGGGTTGGCCGGGAACGCTTCGGGAATTGCTTTACATACACTCTACTGGACGAAAAAGACATTAAGGATTCTTAACGATGATTTCAATTTTTTCCTCATTAGCAAGCGGCGGCATTCTGGGCGCCATTGGCAGTGGCATTACAAACCTTTTCGATTTCCTGAAACAAAAGCAGGCCAACAAACAGGCGCTTGAAGTCCGAAAGCTGGAGATTGCAGTTACCAGTAAACGCCATGAGCACGAATTGGCCCTGGCCGGCATGAAGCAGACCATGGACATGCAAAAAGGCGCGGATAAGATCCAATCGGCCAGTTATGAAATGGATAAGGCCACATATACGGACACAAAAAGTGCAAACTGGGTTTCACAGATCCTTTTGACGACTGTTGATGTACTTCGGGGGTTGGTCCGGCCGGCGATGACCGGCTACATGGTCTGGGAAGTCCATGTTTTGCGAACATCGGTTGAAGCGATATTGACCAGTTCCGGTGTTACGCTGATTTCAGCACCGCAGGCATTGGCAATCTATAGCGATATAGTCAACATGATTCTATTTCTGGCATCAGCGTCTTTTTCATGGTGGTTCGGTACAAGAATAAAAAACAAAGCCGTTGCATAACCTGTATTACCAGCGGTTTAAAGATATTTAAGCACTATACAAATGTATAAGTGCAAACCAGTTAAAAAGGATTGTAATATGGGTAATCAAGTGTCGTTATTTGGAGATGATTTGATTCTGGAACGGGCGGCGTTGCCGGCAGAGCAGATCCGGGAAGCAACCTCTTACAAAGAGATTGCCACGGTGTTTGCAAAAATCTTTAACCTATCGGATGTCCCGGGAGTGGTTGGGCCAACGGCTTACAAAGATCCCAAAAGCGATTTTGGGTTGAAGGTCCGGGGCGTAAAAACACGGGAAAAGATTAACGAACAGGCAAAGGCAATATTGAAAAAGGCTGATTCCTTAAAAGATTTGTCTGAAGAGGATGTCGACTTTTTGAAACAATATTCCGGCCGGGGCGGTTTGACAGAGAATTCACAGTTCGAATATTACACGCCTACACCCATTGCAGAAGGCGTTTGGGATGTTCTTAAACTCCACGGTTTTGAAAACGGCAACGTCCTTGATCCGTGTACCGGCGCTGGCGTATTTCCCACCACGAAACCAGACGGCGTTTTAATGACCGGCGGTGACATCGATCCGGTTGGATCCAAAATAGCGGCCCTGTTTAACCCCGAAGATTCGATTAAAAACCGTTCATTCGAACAAATTGCGGTGGCAACCGAGGATAATACTTTTGATTCGGTCGTTGGCAATGTGCCTTTTGGGGATGCCCGGGGAAAGGCTATCTTTGATGACCCGGCATATAAAACTGAAAAACGGATCGAGCGATATTTCCTTCTCAGGGCCATGGACAAACTTAAACCCGGGGGGCTGGCCTGCCTGGTGGTGCCGATTAACATTGTCGGGGCAAAAAACGACAAATGGAAACGCTTTCGAATTGCCATGAGCAAAAAGGGTGAATTCCTTGGCGCCCATAAACTGCCGTCCAAGTCCTTTGGTGGTCAGGGCACTGATACTGTGGTTGATATCGCCGTGTTTAAGAAACATCCCCAGGACCTTCTTGAAAAAATCGACAATCTTGAATTCGAAACCCTGCAGGAAACCAATGTCATATGGGATGAGTTCATTGACGGCCGATACTGGCTGGGTGAAGGAAAACGGTTCATTCAGGGTAAGTATGTCCCGAAAACGGCCGGGGACCGGTGGAGCCGGGAAACAGTTGACGGTGACATCGATCCTATCACGATCAAGAAAAAACTGGCCGTGCATTTCGCTTCCCGGATTGACTGGGATGCACTGGAAACCGCCGAGGCTGAAGTTAAGAATTACGCGGAAGGTGACCGCAATATTATTAACGGCATCGAGTATGAATTCGTTGACGGCGATTGGCAACGGGTTCACCAGACCGAAAAAAATGATATCCGGATTGATGAGAATAAATATGGTGCTGGCACAATGGCAGAATTAAAGGCACTCTTATCCTCTCCGGAAGGCGCCCTGCAGCTAACTGCAAAACAGTTGTTCGCTATCTATAAAACGTGGCCGGACCTGCTTTCCCCGCTTCAAAAGGATGCGGTTGAATTTTCCATGAGTCAATCTGATGAAAAATTCCATGAACAGGCATGTAGGGGTACGATTATCGGTGGTCTTCTGGGCCGGTTGAAGGCGAATCCGGATGAAAACGAAAGAGCCCGCCTGCAAGAAATGATGGCCGCTGAAATTGATAAGTACGGACACCCGAAAAACAATAGTCATTTGTGCTTGACGGGGTCCTCTTCACGGCAGTTTGGGCTTTTCCTGAATTCGGTTGATGAGAAAGGGCAGTTTTCCGACTTCCTGGCCGGCACTCAGGATACTGAGAAAAGCGAATTTGACCCGACAAACATTCAATCTATTGTGGAACATCTTTTTGTTCGTGAAGGTATCCACCAAATCGAGCTTGAAGATATCAAAAAGCTTTATTCCGGGAAAATGGGTCTTGATTCCCTGGGGGATCTGGCACAGGTCGACAACATTGCCATTACCGCAGATGGCATGATCATGCCTTTTGGTCGATACACGGCCGGCAACATATACACAAATATTCAGGCAATGACCGATGCCATGGCCGATGAGGAAGATGACCGCCTGAAAGCCAAGTGGATGCAGCAAATTGAGGCCATTAATAAAAAGCGGAAAAT